AATCCGTCTTTGTAATAGAAGTATGCACAATCATTTATCTTTGATTTCTTCCATTCATTCTTCTCTAGAATCTCTGGAGTTAAAGGAATGGGGCTTAAATCATGTATACTAGCTTGTTCAAAAGATGTAGTATCTTCTATAATACACAACTCTGACTCAGGATCAACCTTTATTATACTATAGAACTGTCCAAAGCATAAAACTAAATCACCTATTATAAGTTCTCTTGCTTTCATTTTCTACCTCGCTTTCTTTTTAAAAGTTTCTGACCACATTCCTTTGGAAAGGTTGTGTCAATAATGGGAACCTTTGGGAGAGATTCTTTTGAATACATATAATAAGGATAGTAGCCATCAACATCAGGATATATCATTGCTCACCTCCTTTCTTTGGCAGTAAATCATCCAAGTATAACCAACCTTCAATTCCATATATATTATGTAGGTTGCGTAATTGGTCTAAAACAAAACCTACATTTAGAATACTGACACTTCCGTTTATCAAGACTAACAATCTTCCTTTACCAAACTTTGGCTCTTCATTAGCATCATGCCACAAGTTCTTAAGAAACTCTTTGATAGCCCACTTAGCACCTGTAATAAATGGATTTTCAATTAACTCAGTTTCTGCATCAACTACTTCTTCAGAGCATTGCATGGGAGTGCCAAGAGTACTACCATGCATAGATGCTATAAGCTCAAATCTGTGAAGGTTTGCAGCAGTTTCTATTTTCTTATCGTCTATCATAATCTATCCTTTCTTTTCCTAAGTTCTAACATTCTCCTTGTTCTACGGCTTTCCTTGCCACTATGATAGCAAAGACGCTCTATTACTTGGTCATTACTTTTATAGGCACGAGCTTCATTATCAAATGCTTTTTTAAGAGATATGCCTGAAGATAATATTATATTATTTGCGATATTATCATCCATCATACCTAACCCTCCACATCTTTAGTCGTACCTAACAAGTGCTCGTTTCCTTCGTAAGGAATGCAGTGAAACCAAGCACAACCATTCTCACACATAAAGTGGTTTTCGTCTTTATAGCCGAAGAAACTCGCTTTCCATTTTTGGTCTTTATTATCTCTAACCAACACTTTGTCGAATGGTTTCAGCTCAACCTTTGGCTTCAAGTCCACAATCATTTTATGCTCGCTATCCCAATCTTTATTTTCCTTTGCGAGTGCGTCAAATAACTGCTGCTTTTCTGAGTCAGTGGCATGGCGAAATATCTTAATATCGGATGGAGATAATACTACAGGGCCTTCTCTAAGGTATGTGTCATGTTCGTTAGACTCACATAAAGCTGGACTAAATTTATACTTATCAATTTCTTTCTCTTTTCTAAAGATAGCAATCATTGAGCTTGTATTTATGCCAAGCATATGAGACTCAGCAAAAACTATATCCCCATCCTTGAACTCTGGTAGAGCCTTCTCTACTTCAAGGGTCTGACGATTGAGTTTACCACCCAACTTCTCTTCGAGATCTTCAAAATAATTTTCAACATTGCCACTGTCATTTATTTTACTAAAGTTACTAGTATAATAACTTCTATCAATTACTAATGTTCTATCCTCATAAGTACTTAGGCTATATTTACCTTGAAATTTAGTATAATTTTCATCTATGAATTTTTCAAAGATGACTCTTTGTCCTACCCCTACAAGAACATCACCTTTTTTCCAATCAAATTTATACCAGTTACGCATTTCCTTTGATGGGAAAATAATACACTCTCCATCATCATACAAGTTGCCATTTTTATCAAAAGTACCTTCTCCACCATTCATAAAGCCAAACTTCGAACTATAGAAAGATACTTTGAAACTTTTATCGTCTGCCTCTTTCAACTCACATTTACCACAAGCAGAAGAGTACAACTTGGTTCCTTGTGGCTTATCCTTCAAAATTTTTGCTATATTAATCTTTGCTTCCATAACCTTAACCATTTAAAGATGATAATAACTACTTGATACCTTTGCACTCCAATCGAAGCAGCCCACGGCATCCGGCTTTAAGAAGCGTTTCTCTAACTTCTCCAAAGCCTCTTTATACTTCTGCTCCATGTGCTTGCAATGAAGTCTCTGAGCTAATTTAAGTTGCTCGACAACACCCTTGCGAGCAACTCTATATTGTTTATCGGACATCATAGCCTTATTCGTTCACATAGTTGATTACTTGCTCTTGACCTTGCTCATGCAAGTTATCGAAAGCGTCTTCTATAACTTTAGCTGTCTGATCGCCATTAAGGTTCTCCAGCATTTCGCCAACTACCTCTATCTGCTGGTCTGTTGCTAAAGAGCAAAACTTGTCAATAAGAAAGCTCTTCTGTGCATGGACGAGCATATCATCGAATAAATCCGATACATCTACACTAACTTTATAATATGCCATAATTTGAAATTTTAAGAGTAATTAGTTGTACCACACATCATTTGGCATAAGAGCCAATTTCCATCCATACTCTAGTTCATACCTTAATATTTTAAGGTCGTTACTCATTACAGACGAAAGACCTACAAACTTATTTTCGTACTCCATAGTCAAAAATTAGTAGCCATATTTATAACGCAAATAATTAGCTTCTGAGCCAAAATAAAGCTCAGTGTCGCTCATATTTGCCTCCATCAAGTCTTTCTCTACATCTTTATAAGAAGGCACGCAATCCTTAACTCTTTGGCAGAATAAAGGATATTTTGAAGAAACATCTTCTCCGTCTTCATCATAGATATTAATCTTATCTACATTGTAATATGGATAAGAAGAAATATTCCCATCTGAATGGATAACCTTTCTACTCTTAACGGACACCACGATTTCAGCAGGTTTGTTAATAGCATCAAACTCGCAAGTAAAATCATCAAGCTGCGCCTCAAAAGCCGCATCATTAATCTTTTCAGATAAGTTTTCAAAAAACTTTTTCATTTTCTTCTTACAGTTTTTATGGTGTGTCTCACCTTTTAAAATTAGTAACCTTTATTTCTTAATTACGATGCAAAGATACAAAGAATATTCGAAACATGCAAATTATTTAATGTATTTCGTTTATCTTTTAACACTCTATAATACTGCTAACAAATAATTTGCTGACGTTAACACAAAAATCCCCACCACTACATTATTATATATAGTGATGGGGCAAACACCCAAGGGTATTTTGTCTTTGGGCTACTTTTCTTCCTTATCTTTAATTTCAACGAAATTGCCAATTCCCAAACGAGCCTTGTTGATGCAAGACGCAATCCAACCTATCAGATAGGCAGAAGGCTCGCCTCCGTGCTCCATACCAATAGCACCCTCGATGGCATCGCAGGCGTGAGAAGCTTCATGGCAACAAACTCCCATCCTCATAGAATTCTTGCTTGCAAAATTAATAAATGAACAAAGCTTCTTATTCGATTTTTCTCTAACGTTATCGTAGGTTATTGCGTCAGCATTAGAGAAATCAACCCTCAAAACCCCGCCATTTCTACCTTCAAAACACTTGTTAGCGTCCTCTTGGTTCATACCAATAGCGACACACAACATCCTTGGATAGATAACAGGGTCGTATTCGTAATATCCTTTCTTCTTCATATCTCATCGTTTTTATGTTCTTCCCATCCATGCCTCGAAAAAGCATACCAAGTATCACAAATATCAAGAGCGAGAATGTTGCCTTGGTCAATACAAAAATCGCTATCAAAGCCTTCAATTTGAACATACATCACTGCTATAGTATCATAAGGAACGCTACGACCTTCAAGACAAGGGTTTTTAAAATTCTTAGTCTTGTATAAACTTGTAACAATTGGCACTTGAAGAACGTCTGAAATATTCTCAGTGCTAATCTCTATCGACTTCTTAAACTTCTTCATATTCTCAACTATTTAAATTTCTCAAAGTAGAACTCAATTTGTCTATCAAAGTGCTCTTCGATTAAACCATAAGCAAGCGACATCTTTACTTGGAAAGAAGCCTTACCATTAAGCAATCCTTTAGCCTGTCTAGTAATCTCTGAGCGAAATTGTTCCAAACTCATATCACGCTTACGAAGATTACAAGACCTGCAAGATGGCATATAGTTCTCCATGGAATCATCGCCATGGGATACGACAAACTTTCCCTCCTTGTCGCTCCACCGAGAGTAACACCCTCGATTCTTCGGAACAAGATGGTCAACCTGCATATCCTTATACTCTATACTCTTGCCGCAATAAGCACAATGCCCATCGTATTTTCGATATATTTTAAGTCTATCTTCTTTTTTCATAATCGTTAATGTTACCTATCAATATGCCACTTAGAGCAAACCTTGCATAAGTAAGGATGCCAGCCGGAAGCCTTCAACTTCGAACTCTGATTCAGAAACTCCCAAGCATCATCCTCGTTTTCATAAGCTACCTTCGCCTTCCAAGACTGACCTTTTCTAACCCAATGCTCAGGATCTGGATGCAAATAACAAGGAATACATTTATTTCTTTTCTTCATAACTTCTTCAGAAATTTAAGTTGAAACCCTTCTGCCTTTTTTATTCCTGGGTATAGTTCCGTCAGAACCTCCCACACTCTTGTCTTGTGCCGATGCCACATAGTTACCGGATGCACACGTTCACCACTTGGTAATACATAGAAATCAGCCTTAATGGTATCAATATGTTCATAGTTTGCAGCTTTATATATAGTTCCCTTGTTACCTATGGACGTATCGGCATAAGATATAAGGTATTTGATTTCCTTATGCGTTGCCCTTATATACTTGTGCAAGAGAGAAAGACAAATCGTCTCGCTATACTTTGGCATATCATCAGACAACCACATTCTGTCAAATTCCCTTACTTGATGGTAATCCAACACTTCGCCCTTTTCAGTCTTGATATGCGGTCGGATTCCATACCCTATTTGCATAGCACCCCTAATCTTGCCTTTGTATAAGACCAATAGGTTTAAACAACTGTTCTTCGTTACCTTATGAGAGAAATGGTGTGGAACGATGATAGCGTCAGCCTGTGCCTTATCACATTCCAATAACATTGCTCGTTTTTATACATTTATCTACCATAAAAAACAATCGTTAATAAAAACCGATGTATAAAAATAACCACAAGTAATATGGTTGTAAAAAGGGTTTCTAACCCTTGAATTTAGATTCTGTTTTCTTCGGCAATGCGTCTTAAATAATCATCCGCAGCGTTATCGTCTATTTTCGACTTAAGAGACATTCCTGTGTTATATCCTATCATTAAGGATACATTCTTGCTCTTTTTCTTGTTCTTTCCATATCGCAAGCTAAAAACCTTTCCTAGCCAAGCTATACCAACAATGCCATCTGATACAACTATTGTCGGCAACAAAACAAATACTTTATATATCATCGCAATCTAATTGAGAGTTAAAAATATATCTATTCTGATTCAACCAAAGCTCCACGTAGTCAGCCTTGATTTTCAGAAATTCTTCGTATGTGTAGCATTTCTGCTGCTTACCACCTTTGTTCCAATAATAGGCAACTCCTCCCAAAGAAAAGAAGTCTATCAAGTCCATTTCCTTTCGCTCCGGTTCTTCACGCTTTTTCTTTTGCCTATATCTACTTACAGCAAGCAATATGAGACAAACGCAAAGCAACACGGAAACCAGTATCTCGAATATTAACCTTACGTCTTGCATCTTTTCTTAAAAACAAAAACACGAAACTACCGATTGCAAAGTCAAAGGAATAGTGACTCGGACTGCCTTTCGGTATAGTCCATCGGGTTTCGTGTCTCTAATATCTTATCAATTTCTTAAATCGCCATTTTATCCTTTTTTGTTCTGCGCTTGCAAAGATAAATAATATTTCGCTAACCTGCAAACGTTTTAGTGCTTTTAATACTTTATTTGCATTATTTTAAACTTACCCTTTTTTGAAGTTCATCCCAAACTCTTCTTCCGTTACCTCATACATTACATCACCATATGCTACTCTTTGCTTGTCTTTTGCCATCAGCAATAAGTTTCTATAAGGTATCTCTTTCACGACTTCTTGGTAAGATAAGTGCAGACTATCCATAAAAGATGCAATCTGCCCTAAGAGTGTATCGTTACCTATGGTCGTGGTTTTGCTATCATCCTTGCCGCACTCTTCGCCAAAATTGATAGCGTCTGAAAATCCTTTATAGAGATTAAGGAATAAGCCGTTTGTAAGCCATTGACAACCTCTTCAAGCGTTCCTTTAGATAATTCATCACTAATGGATTCATCGCCTTGTATGAATACGGATAACGCCTTGCAAGCATCATCCAAATTCTTAAGCATACCTAAGACTTCCGCTAAGGTCTTGCCCTCCTCAAAACTATCAAGGTATTTAGCCGCCTTGACCAATTTTATAATTGTAGGTGGTGAAATATAATAAGCCTTTCCATTCACGATTATCGTTACGGTATCCTCTCCAAGAATTGCATCCGCAACTAATTTACTTGCCTTACTCATGGTTCTTAATATTAAAAAAGGGGAACGGCATTAACACCATCCCCCTCGATCATTTATTGCCTATGTCTTATCCCTGTTCTACTACCGCAGAGCCTTCCCATTGGTACTCGCCAGCAACACCATCGGTCTCGCTTTCCATAGCAACGGCAGAAATACCCAAAGTGATATTCTTGTCCTGCTGGTCACCCTTGGCTACGATAGCTGCATTTGAGAAGACAATGTAGTTTCCGGTCTTGGTCTGAGCAACGATGCACTTGTTGATATTAGCCAAATCTTGGCTAGAAGACCAACCTACTGCTTCTGCCTCCGTTGTAGTCTCTTCTCCGGTTGCCTTGTACATCTTACCACCCTGCAAGTCTACCTTGTTCTTCCATGAGAATACACCAATAGAGAATGTAATTGTCTTAGCACCCTCATCAGTCTTGTCACGATAGTAAACCTGTCCGTTCAGCTCGTTCTTGTACTCGGTAACACTAGGGTCATCCTGAGAATATCCCCATGTTCCCTCATGGCTGTTCAAGACCTCTGTTGCGGTTTTCAACCATGTGGCCAACTTAGCAGGTGTATTTGCCTCGGTAAGAGGAGCACCATACCAAATTCTCTTGATTCCAATAAATGGTTTCATCTTATCTTACGTTTAATGTTTCAAAATCAATAGTAATGTTTGCGTAATGACAACTCAACCTACTCTCTTGCTCTATGCCGTGGGAGCGGATAGAATAACGATACCATACATCCTCAACATTTCCGACTTCATTGTCGGACAAGGCTTCAATAGCCTTCTTTAAAAGCTCGTTCAATTGAGGATTAGCATCGCCCTCTATATCTTTGAGCAATATGTTTACCTCTATAGTACAATCGTTGAAATAAGTCTTATCTGCACTCATGCGCTTAGGAATAATGACTATCAAACCATCATCGGGAATCTTCTCACCGACCATAGGCTTTTCCCCATCAAGTCCACCCTTTTTCAGATGTCCTTTCAGTCTACGTTCCAATCCCATAAGTTCCAAGTCATCATAGATTACATGACCAGCATCTATTTCTGTTATCATCGCATATCCTCGATTTCTTTCTTGATATATTGAATACCCGAATCTATAACATCATATCCCCTAGAGGAAACATCAGACGCATATTCCGCTTTGTTGCCAATGGTCAAGGTATGGTCATGTACATTACTATAGTTAGACCTTCTGAGATTACCTGTGCGGTTTCGGTAGTTTCCGTTAGCCTTATCAAGTTCAACGGCTGTTTTACCTAACCTATCAAGGAATTCATCTACTTCCCTTTCTCCCTGCGCAAAGAAAGCGTCTATCTCATCCTTTATAACATCAGACATAGATACTCATATAACCAAGATAATTGCACTTAGGGGCATTATAGACCTTTCCACCTCCTCGGTAGATTCCATCATCGGAATAGACCTTGACTTCATCGCCTTCGGAAATCTGGCACTTGTCACAAACAATGTGATATTTCGGTGTATATATGCTACCATTATCGGTAGTGAAATGCTCGGTAGAGTTGTCATCGCACCGACAACGCCCCATTTCTTTCCATTCCTCAGAAGAGCTAATGACCTCGTTGTACTTGTTGACAACCTTATTCACGAACTTCTTCTTTAATATGTGAGGAGAATATAACATAACCTAGACATTTACCAAATATCAGACTTATCCGTGATAGTGGAAAGCCCTAAAGCTGCCACCACTTCATCATTCGGAGCAACACCATATTTTCGGCAAAGCCACATATAGTATTGCCCTATCCTAGAGTAGTCCCAAGAGACTGAGAATCCATTTTCGTTCACATTGCTCATATATGGGGCAAGCATAAGTTCCTCGATTACGGAAATCATCGCCTTGCCTACAACTTGCGAGTTGTCAGACGTATATTCTTCGTCAAGGTCTATACCTGACGAAACATCTTCCAACTGGGCATCGGTAATATTCCATGCACGCAACTTCTGTGAAATGTATTCTCTTATCTTCATGTGACATCATTATTTCTGAGCCTGACTCATAGCCTCTGCGATTTTCTTTGCAGCCTCCTGCTCGCTCTTAGCCTTTTCGTCAAGTTCCTCTTCTACATTCTCCTTTTGAGAAGTCTCTTCGGTCGACTCGGCAGCATCCTTTTTTGGAGTTTTCTCCTTTTTAGGCTTACTCTCCTTCTTTTCCTTCAAGACTTCCTTTTTAGGTGTCTCTTCTGGTTTCTTTTCTTCTTCCTTTACAGGATTTTCTTTTCCATCATTCAAGACTTCCTTTTTAGGAGCATCTTTAATTTCCTTATCGTCTTTTGGAGATGCAGAACTATTACTGCCCTGCACCTCCAACATTTTGCAAAGCTTACGTTCGATAAGGGAGTTCATGCGTTCTTCGTCAAAGTCCAAGATTGCACCAACTTCATAGATGGTGTTAAAATGGAACTTATCACGGAACGGACTAATTACCTCACCTCTCATAAGCCTAACCTACTGCTTGTGTTGAATCCAAAGAGTAGATAGCATCAACGTTATTCAAGATAGGAACAACCATTGCCTGTGAGCTGGTGAACTCACGGAGTGGGTCGTTGGTAGAATAACGGCTAGCCAAGATATACTCATCGGCTGACTGATAAGTTACACCTGCAACTGGTCTTGTAGCTTCGGCTACGTTAGTCCAGAACAAATCACCCAAGTTGTCATAGCATGTAAAGGTCATGTGACCCTTAGCCCAAGGGTTGTGTGTTCCCTTCTTGCCGTTAATCTCGGTCTTGATTGTACGGGCTACACGTACCAAGTTGGTCTGCCACTTATTTCTGAAGATAGACGCAATCTGCTCAAAGCTCAAAATAGGAATATTGCTATCACTATTGATTGCAATGCCCTGATTGAATGCAAACTGAGCACGAACCTGCTTGTTCTTGCCAAGCAACTTGATTGTGTAATCATCAAGATAACAAGTAGTGATGGTGTTTTGGTCTTCCATCGCCTTGTCGTAAACCAATTGGATGTCATCAAGTGGAGTTGCGTCTTCTGCGTCCCAAGCCTTAGCACCGTGGCCAAACTTATTCTTCTCGGCAAAACCTACATCAACTCGGACACCAGTACCACCGGAACGAGTTGTCAAAGCTACACCTGTTGACAGCTCACTGAGGAACATATCTTCAATACGCTCGTAAACCGCCTGAATACAACGAGGAAGGTCTGCAAACAAGTTACGCAAAATCTGTGGCTGAGGCAAACGTTGCGCAATCATGTTATCCAAATCCTTAAGCTGCTTCTCTGACATGTAAAGCTTCATACCAACCTTTGGGATTTGACCCTCAGCGGTTGAAACCTTATCACGGCTCTTCAATGGAAGTTCTGCATCCATTGATACAACATCAGCAGCAACTCGTGTGTATTCCGCAGTAATTGATGCCCAGCGTCCGTCCTGACTATATGTGTTAGTCAAGTGGTCTCGGTACATATAGGTCAATGCAGTCTGATTCTTGCCGTTCAACTTCTCTACTACACTTGCAACAAGTTGTGGGAAGTATTTATTGACCAACTGAAAATAAAGTGATTTTTCCATCTGTTATCCTCCTTCTTTTAGTCTTTGTCCATGGTTGCATCAGACTCATCGAACTTGTTTGCATCCTCATCGCTAACCAAAGCAATCTTTGGCATAGCTGTAAGGAACGCATCCGGATAGTCTGCACCATTTGCAGCCTTAGCTGCTACCTTGTTAACTTGTCCAGCAGTCATAATTGCCGCTGGTTCACCGTTCAGAATGGAACGATAGAGAACACCCGCATACTTGTAATGCTCCAATGGGTCACTGGCAGTACCCAAAGCCTTATAATTGTCTGTTTCAATAGGTAATGGCTTGTAAGTTCCCTTACCATCTGTCACGATAACACGACCTGCGTAAAGAACTTCATCTTTTACGCCTGTCCAATCCAAAGCACGACCGCCCTTGATGTCGCCTTCCCATTTCTGAATAATGACGGAATCCTCACCAAAGACAATTTGCTTTTTTGTAGTCTTCAATTCCTGATTCATGTTTTTCAATTTTTAAAGTGACTGAACTAATGATGCGGCTACATTGTCAACGTCCTCCTTTGTTGGCTCGCCCTCGCTAGCACGATAGCTGCCCCCGAATTGTGGTTGTTGCAACGCCTTGTAGTTGTTCGCTACCTTGGAGAGGTATGTTTCGATAGTTTCATCTGTAGCATCATCACTCAAGGTGAAACCCTCGTTGATACGACTTTCGGGAATGCCCAACTCCTTAGCCTTTGATAAAATCTTCGCATCGTGGTCTGCCTTTGCCTTTGCCTTTGCAGCAGCCTCTTCCTTAGCCTTAGCCTCCTCAGCTTGCTTTTGGATAGTTTCTTGCAATTCCTTAATGGTCTTGCTTTGCGCCTCCATCTGTTCGTTGTAAGTCTTGGCTTGGTCTGTGTTCTTCTGAGTCAAGGTCTCAACGAGTTTCTTGAACTCTTCACGTTCCTTGGTTCTTGCTTCATCTGAAGCTTTCTTCTCTGCTGCTTGCTCTTCAAAGTATTTTTTGAGATAATCCGGCATTTCGTTTTTCTTTGCCAATTCCTCCAAGCGTTTCCTTTCGGCTTCTTCAGCGGCTTTCTTGGCTTCTTCTTCAGCTTTCTTCTTAGCTTCTTCTTCAGCAGCCTTGCGTTCAGCATCTTCTTTAGCCTTTTGTGCCTCCTCGAACTTTTTCTTGGCATCGGTAACTCTGCGATCATTGTCCTTTTGCAAGGACTCCAAAAAATCCTTTTGACTAGCAACCACTGTCTCGATGTTGTCATCAGTAACAAGCCCCATCTTATCAAGCATTTCGGCATGTGCCTGAAGAACTTCATCACCTAACCCAAGAGACTTATACTCTTGTTTTAGTAACTGGAAAATTTTCTCTTTCATTCTTTCGATATATTTGTTAAAACTAGTGCAAAGATAATACGAAAAGAACAATTAATACACTAATCTGTTTGCAAGTATCTCACTTTTGCCTAAAAGTGAGTAATAAGGGCATTTACAAGCGATTTAAGGCTATTTTATTATGAAATCGTAAACTAGTAGTAATACAAAATTAAACTCGCATATAACGAAAAAAAACGCCAAACATCCTCACGGACATCTGACGCTTGTCGAATAAAAAGAACCTAAACATTAATCATCTAAAAGTTTATAACATTTCGCATATAACCCAAATGATTCAAATTAGAATAAAACCGTCCATCACGCTCTATGAATTTACCGGACTTCACAATCTCACCATTATGCAACATTGCAAACTTAGAACCATGAGCTGTCCATTTATTCATTTCTTTCATATGTTCATTAGAACCCCAACCATATTTCTTGATAGTAGGATAAATGAAACGTTCAAAGCAAATCTGACTATCCGTTTTATCATGCTCGGAGCAAATCGGGAGCACTCCATTATGTGCGAACCAATAACCTGCCTTATAGAATGGATGGCAATTCTTGACACTGACTGAACCATGAGTAGCAAATCTAAAATGTATGATAACATTTTCATTTATATCTCGCTTCATCAATCTACGGATAAATGTAGAGAAATGCAAGCTCTTGTAATGGTCAGACTCGCTCACGAAACCACAACCATCTGGATTTCTCATATACGCTGCCCTCAGCTCATCTACGGATGGCAAAGCAACACCTTTCGGACATACAATAATAACACACATATCTTTACCCTTTCTTTTTTCTTTGTAATACTTTGTTTTTGTGTCCTAGGGCTTTTACCCCAGGACTACATTAATTAATCATTATTGGCTGCAAATGCATCCTTACGGCTCTGGAAGAAAGCCTTCTCTTCTTTATTCAAGAAAGGTATATCTTCGATATTCATAACCTCACTAGTGAAGACATTGTTTCGAGACCAACCGACAAGCTTTGCGCAGAACTTAACCCACATTTCAATCTTCTTGTAATTGGTTGAACCTTGATGCTGGCGAAATTCGATAGTCTTGTGACGTGCATAGCTCTCTGCATTGACCTTGTAATATCTATCTCCATGAAATACATTACGTCTAATATCGTAATTGCCGTGGCAATTAGAGAAATCCTTGTCAAGCAAGCTGGCTGCCCAACGGCAATTACCTCTTCTTGAAGGAGCCATGAAACTATCAATCAATCTTTCAAGTTTCTGATAATTCTTGAAAACGTTAACATACTGCTCACCTGTCAACTTTGCTGCCCCAATATGAACGTGAAGACCACAAGTAGAATTAACTCTTGCACCTACAGCATCCAAAGACTTAATAGCCTTCTTCAAAGTTGCCATACCATTTGTATTGCCATTCAATACCGGACTAACAACCTCGTTAGGGTCAACATCACCACCAACAGAAGAATCACTAACAATCTTGAAATAGCTCTTGTTATCGGTGTGGTTATAACCCTCAGAATGAATATCAACACCATTCTGACGACCTGCCTCTATCAAGGCATTGCGCTCGGCATGAACACATTCAATCTCAACACCGAATGTATAAACGAATCTCGTTGAAGTTGAACCGCTTGGCACACAAACCTTCAACATATCGGAGATTTCTTTCTCACGAAGACCGCAAGCCTTCAATGCAACAATCTTTTCGTTGCGAGGCATCTTTGACTTCTTTATTTCGTCAATAGTCTCAATTAATGACTTCTTTGAACTTGCGAATGAAAAACCAGTCTGCTTAGACATAATCAATTGTGCTAGTTGTTTCGGGTCTTACCCCTTGGTGTCGCTCTCACCTTATTGAGTGAAACTTGTCACTCGGCAAATCAACCAACTTATCTTGATTGACGATGCAAAGATACAAATAAACTTTGAAACATGCAAGCTTTTTAATGTTTTTCTCTATATATTTAACTTACAGTAACTGATATATGCACTTTATTAACAATTACCCTCTTTATATACCTTATTATATATAAAAAAGGCTTCGATGTTCACACACCAAAGCCTAAAAACTTTACTAACTAATTACCAATTTTATCAACTATCTTCTTAAATCATCACCAATATCTTCTTCTACTCCCAAATCCGGCAGTCTGTCATACGCTTTTTGGTCATCACCACCTTCAGACTTAACACCTAGCAGATAGCCATTCCGAAAAGCATAATAAACCACCTTTTCCATATCTTTAGCCGTTGCGTTATCTGTCAAATGCAGCGTGGCGTACAATCCCATCAAGAACTTCCGTACATCTTTCGGATATACCTTGTTGTTCTTTTCTAAAGCGACTGCCATTCTTAACGGACTTTTCATATTCTTCAATTTTTCGTTAAACCATCAAATGAAACACAAAAAAGAGAGCCGTTCCGCTTGCTCCACTAGTTCAATTTCTAATAAACATTCCCTATCCCCAAAGGGACAAAAAATATAACTCTCCCACCAAAGTGGGGTTGTGCGCCCATCGCCAATGTTATGGGGTGGTTTCTTGTCCGCAGCACCGCAGCTTTCGCCACTTTTAACCACGAACCGCAGAGGTCAGAACTTGGACGGACATTCTGACGTGCCTATGCATTCATCCCTAACGTAGCTCCCTAAATCCATTCGGGGCTGAGGCTAATCCGCTCCGGACGATTGAATGGAAAATCGCTGTATCCTAATCAAAGGCTTCCGGAACTTGAATAAGCTTATTCACAACTTTATTCACTCCATCTGTTTTCTACGTTGCCCGTTGACAGATGTCCGAGATTCCAATAGAACAAACATCAGCTCTCTCCTTGTGTATCATTGTGCCAACGGAAGGATTCGAACCTTCGACCCTAGGATTAAAAATCCTATGCTCTACCACTGAGCTACGAAAGCGTAAAGGAATGGTTGGATTTGCACCAACGCCCCCTTGATTACCAAGCCAAGTGCTCTACTACTGAGCTACATTCCTCATAATACGACAAAAGTACTTGTGGTGCAAGGGAGATTCGAACTCACCGAACCCGCTATGGGAATTGATTTACAGTCAATCTTCTTTAACCGCTTGAATATCGCACCATTTGTGGAACATACACCTATTCCACCTCGTTGCCCCAAGTGGATTCGAACCACTAATGACAGAACCAAAACCTGTAGTGTTGCCATTACACCATAGGGCAATTTAGTACTGCATAAAGGATTCGAACCTTTGAATACCAGCGTGAAAAGCTGGCGACTTAACCACTTGTCTAATGCAGCATCTAGGGATTCTCACCCTAATTAGAGTTTCCTTGTTATAGTCTAGCTGGGCTGGGTAACTTGGGAACCCTGCCGTAAACTCCTAAGTCTTGACTTATTATGGTAGAAGCGACCTCTTTTAAGGCCATCTGTTTCAAACATGATGCAAAGATAAGCATTTTTTCTTAAACTTGCAAACGTTTTAGTGTTTATTTAAATTCTTTTAAAGATTTTTGCATCACTTATCCTTGCGAAGAATACCACAGAGAGCTTCTATAAACTTCTTTGCGTCATCACCCTTGATTTCGATAACATTGGAATTTCCATCAGGAATATCGTCACCTTTCTGTTCCTTATCCAAACGCTTACGGAGAGCCAAGTCTGGATTCTCAACCAAGATAGAGTCCAAAGCATAATTGCAAATGCGGCTTGCAAGCTCCTCGTTACCATTCGCATCACGCACAAACTCATTCTTGCCTTCAAGAATATCCATAATCTCGTTGTACTCTTCGGCATTCTCACAATTACGTGAGAGCATACCAATTACCTTGTAACGGTCAATCTCAAAGCTGACCTTTAATTTGTCTTTATTCATTCTTTCTATCTTTTATTAATTAAACATTATACAAAAAAAACCTTTCATAATAAAGTCCTCCCCTTACCTCATACCGGATAGCGTCTGACTCTTTGCAAAGCTGACGGATTCGCATATACAAACGTTTATCAAGCTCTTCTTCAAACAAAAGAGACAATTCCTTCCAATTGTCAACGACTGGTGCAAACCAAGGATACTGCTCCTTCACAGCTTGTAGCTCATCCAAGGTTACGTGTCCGTATTCTACCATGTCATAGCATCTACGGAAGTCACTATTGTCTTTAGGAATATTCAAATCTTTCTTTCGCTTTACACCCATCAATGCACTCCACATAGTCATTGAAGAGATACCCGTATCACAAGTGGCTACCCACTCTATCATTCTTTGCTTGTTCATCTTCTTTTATATTAATCACGCTAAGTCTCTTTATTAACTCTTCACATGCTTCTTTAGTTAATATGCACTTCTTGGAATCTTTAATACCAATAATCTTTTCACGAATATCAGCATCCGTGTCGTACACCTCCTGTAGCTTTTTCTGAAACTCAATTACGTCTTCGTTAGTAAGTTTACCTTTCTTCTCAACAATCTTGTTTGTAATATCGTTGTAAACACATTCGAGTTCATTACATAAACGAGCTTCTACCTTCGTTAGTATTGAGTGTACAAAGGTATCATAAAGTCTTTCCATTTTGCATTTCCTTTAAAAGTCTACTTTCTTTATTCTCAATGCGAGCCTTTAAGATACTCTTGAAAGCGGCATCCATTGCCTCGTATCTACTGGAATATTCCTTACCATCCGTATGACACAAGCCTTCCTCTACACACCATGATGTAGTTTGCCAACAAAACTTACCTTTCGAAATGTTTGCAACACAAATATAGTAACCGAAATGCTCTAAAATCCAATCTAACACCATATCATAGCTTGGAGCGGATATTGCCGGATGCTTACTATTCAACTTTAAGGCAGCAGAAAACTCAATATTGGATTTCTCCCACTCGGAATTTGAGTAAGCAATATAACTGCCATAATGCTCACTATATTTTCCACCCTTACGAACACCACCCTTTGCTGTCAAAGGGCTGGCGTAAGCCCAAAATTCGGCTATCTTCTCATCGTAGCCAACCTCCTTCAGAAGCTTGGCTATCTCAAAGGGAACTACCTTTGGTTTTATCGTCTGTTTATTAGCCATTTTTCACCCTTTCTAAACTGAACCCGATTCTGACTTATCTAATTCATCAATCGCCTGTCTAAGCAAAGGAAGAACCTTATCCAAGTCTTCGAAATCCGGTACGACTTCATTAACTCGCAAGATTGCTTGACCTAACAAGCTCTTAATCTTTTCTCTGTCCATTGCTCTTCTCGGTTTGTTTCTCTAAGTCTTTTAAATCTACCTTCTCAAATCGAGGAACTGGCTTACCATCTACCTCAACATTACCAAAGAACATTTCCTTTGGTCGCACCCAAACTTCATGCTGTCCGCACACTGCTTGATACGCAACCTTAGCTTCAGAAGTCTCGCTATCAGTAACCTCACCAAGGTACTCATAGAAATTGCCCTTATAATGTCGGTAAATCGGCTTACTGAATCCACCATGCAGCCAATCGGCTTTGCCGTTGATTTTCACGTACTCCCTTACCGCATCGCACTTACAGGACTTATTCAGCTCTTCTACCCAATCAAAGAAAGCTTGTTTGTCCTTGATCTCTTCACTTGATACCATGAAGAGATAAGTGCAAAGAAGCATCTTACCTGCATCAGTATCATATTTTTTGTTCACCTCTTCAGCTAATTGCATCATAGGTGTATCTAAGCGATAATTCCAACTCATAATCTATCCTTTCTTACTTTTTAAATTTGCCAAATCCTCTTTCAAACGTAGATGGAAATTATCTTCTCCATCATCACCGGAAAGAAGCCAATCAATTCTTTGGGCATAAACCTGAGCTTTCTTCAGAAGTTCAATACCCTTTTTAAACTCCTTGATGGTCTCTTTAGATAAGCCGTACTTGTTAGGCATCGTATGATGATGCTTTCTTACATACTTGTCTTCATCCTCTTCTAACCATCGGTCTTCGAGAAAGCATCTTTCGTCTTCCTCATCCAATGGATGACCATCAACATAATCTTCTATCTTTGTATATATGTCAGCAATTCTATACTGAGCATAATCAAAACGTCCACCACTCATAGACTTTTACTTCAAACTTGAACTTACTTCAATGCACTCAACCTCGCTTCTAGCTGCTGGATTATGTTATCTATAGTCTTTCCCCTATAGTCAATAGCAATATCCTTCAAAACTTCAATCTTAGCTTCAATTTTAATTCTATCTCCTACTGTCATCATAATCTATATTGTTTATTAAGATACGGTGCTTGCAAAGTTGTAATGCACAATATATACATAACCACCATACATCTTTCCGATTGTTACTTCAACGAAATCAAAGATAATGTCGCCATCCATCTTGTAAGAAATCAAAGGCTCAGTTGGGAATGCATGATGTTCTGTATTGAAACGATACACTTCTTGTGATAGTAACTGCTTGAATACATCAACCTCACCATCCTTTGAAAAAACACCTTTAAACTCATCTTCATTGTCAATTGCAACAACTACTCCAAGTTCACTTCTGACACATACACCTTCATTTCTACCACTTTGTTCATTATACAAGACGGGTAATGTGTAAACACCTCTTGATTCTTCCATATGCTTGTTCTTAATTTGTATTTTGTTTTTATCCATCAAGTTGCTTGCATTGAGCTAAGTCTATTGCATACGCCCAACGCTTAGGAACAAAAGACATCGTAGGTACGAACCTATCCGCACGCTCAATACATACATCTTGCGTCCGGTAAATCAATCCGTCTGAGCCTTTTACTTGCAACTCTACTAGAATTGTATGGTCTAGCATCGGGAACTTGTCAATATCATGCCAGACTTCACCTCCTTCAATGAAGGAAGGTTTAATATGATTAATCTTTGCCATTACCTAATGAATTGTATCATCAAAAGCCTTACTTTCTATTTCACGCAAAGCTGGCTTTACGCCATCTTCGCCTATTTCTTTTAACTTAATTTGAACAAGAGTTCTCTTCAACTCGTAATTCATTAAGTTATTTACTTGGCTTGCTAGCTTAGCTTGTGCTATAGCTTGATTAGCATCTATTTCTCCTTTATCCAACTTAACCATTTGATTGCATAGAAATGCAGCCAATGATTTTGCGTTTACTGGTGTACCTGTTATCATAATATTTTGTATTGTTTATTTAAACTTTTGAACATCAACATTTCGTATAGCATAGTTATTATGGATGATGTTGAAATACCTTTCTTTAACTTTCCTGACTTCGTATAGAATAAGCCTTTTATCTTCTTTTTAATTATAGATATTTTGGCTGGACAAATAAAAAGGCTGTCTTCTATATCTTTCATCCAGTCTAACAGCGATTTCATAAAGCCTAGAACCATTTTTAGCTCTTCTTCCGTTAATATATGAATTTCACTATTACATATAGATTGCATTACTTTTACAGCGTCAAACCAACAATATATCTTGTTTCTAAAAACTTTGACTAATATAAAGTTTGTTTTTCGCCAATCGCCATTGTGATATACACCTTCCGTTCTAGTCTGTAGGTTGTTAAATTTACATTTACCATACTGTTGCGGTTTCAGTCCATACTTGACTAAAAATTTTTTGGCTTCACTAATTGCGATTTCCAGTTCTTGCCCTTCTTTTTCCTCCATTTCCTCTATAAAGGAAGTGTTATCTTTATAAAATTTCGCTACTGATTCATACTCGTCCATCGCTACCACATATAAAAGGGTTAGACTTATATTCTCTATTTATAGTCTCACAGCTACCAAAGCACCACAAATCCTTGGATTGCTCCTTGTGTAACCTTGATGACTTTATATAATAGCCATTGTTGACATCATAATGCTTACGTACCATGATATTGTCGTTTACCACTCCGACCTCATCATCCGTAATTACATAGAACATTCGACCATCACTAAATGCATTTAAGCCTTTATACACTCCATTAGAGACTACCATCTTTTCATAGCCGTTCGTCTCCCAGTTGGCATAATCCCAGATGGTTTCCAAATCATCATCATTCAGAAGATTATTGTCCGTAATAACCTTGCCAATTACCTTGAATTTGCCGTCTTGCATCATTGCCTCAACAACAAATTCATCAGCAGCGTTAAAGTCGCTAATCTCTATGACATTCATAATACTTGTGCTTTATATTCTCGTAAATCACCCTCTTTGCAGCCTTTGCTCTTCTATTATTAGCAGAAAAGACATCATCATACAAAGACATATCTTCACTCTCAAAAGCCACATGCTCACCTTTGTAGCAAGCATCAAAACGGCATCCTTTTTCAGACTTAGCCGCAGTAAACTTTATCTTACCAAACTTAATCTGCATAAGCCCTATCCTAGAAAAAATATTAATGATACTATTTCAAGAGCAAACAAAAGCATTAATGCATTCTCAATCGTGAATACCTTTTTCATTTTTACAATACAGTTTTACGTGTGTCTCACGTTCTAAATTTATAATGTAAGGGGATTTTATATCCCCTTTATTGTTCTTACTTCAAAACTCGATAAGTTTTATCGAAATCATTAAAACTCTTCAGATAACCCTTTTCGGTCAAAGAATTTAAGATTTCTCTCAACTCATCCTTGGTATTATCCAAATCGAAATCATACAAGTCTTCAAAAGTAAAGTACTTGTTACCACCAATTACATCAGCCATCACTCCGATGTTGCCATAAACCATTGTTTCTTTCTTACTCAATCTAGTATTCATAACGAATCACAGTTTTTACGGTGTGTCTCACCTTTTTAAATTAGTAACCTTGTTTCTTAATTACATTGCAAAGATACAAAGAATATCCGAAATATGCAAATTATTTAATGTATTTCTTTTACCTTTTAACGTTTATTATATCTAGATGTATGAAATTAACTTTCTGTAGCAGAAAAAGCCAAAGAATCCACCATTTCATTATACATATTACCTCTATGAGCTTTAACCCAATGGTATCTTATAACCTTGCCTTTCGCTACCTTATTATATATAGGCTGCAACTCTCCTAACTTGCAAGCCTGTATTCTCTCTATAGCTACTTGACAATCCACATACACATCAACAGAACACAAAGGAGGGCAATCACCCAATGCATGAATGACCGCCCTTATTTCGGCTCTCACCGAATCGCTCACTTTGGCTGTGATAAATGTATATTTTCCACTTTTGATAATCGCTCCCTTATGAAGCACAAGCCAACCGCAACCACACTTATCTTTCTTGCTAGAACCATCGGCATACACCTCATAGCGCACACCTTTAGCCTCATCAACAATCATCTGAGCAACAACCTCCAAAGAGTCATTGCTCATCACATTGGCTATTTGCTTGGCTTTCTTCTTCATAAGCGATTAAATCAAACCTCGTTCCTTGAACTCATTCATCAATGGTGTTGCCAAGACCTCAATATCTGGATGAGGCTTTCCGGTCGTACCAAGGCTTCTCAGCTCGAAGAAATGCTTCCAATCGCTCACAAATGCGGTATGAATCAACTCCGTGTTGGTATCAAGAGGAAGTATTGTTCTCGCATCCTGTGGCTTAAGACCATCATCCTTGACCAAAGACAAATACATCATTTCGCATACTCTATTAGCAAACCACCATTTTTCTACCGGACTCCAATGTTCATAACTACCGATGTTCTTTGATAGGTCAACAAATGTTCCACCATCAAAAGACAATGGATTAACCGCATCATTTTCGCTAACCCACTTTGGCTTGTTGATAGCAATCTCGCCTCCGAACTTATCTTTACTATAGTTGCAATATCGGGTGCTTTGTTCCGCTACGGAATCTACACGATGTCTGTTAGCCTCTCTACTTACCGCAATCTGAGTAGTAAAACGGACTGTTATTCGCTTCTCATGCCATTCCGTAGGCTCGCAAATATAGTCCAAATCGTCAAACCATTCATTCTCTACTATAACTCTGTAGTTGGTCGTAATATAGTAATCGTTACCTATCTGCATCACCTTGGAATACTTGTTCTCACGATAGTGTTTGACTAGTAGAGACTCCGGAACAAAGAAGTCATTATCGTAAGCAACATGGAGATAAATTGTTCCATGCTCACACATGGCAAGATGATTGCTGCTTACCATACGCTCAACGAAAGGCTTTGCGCTGTCTTTGTCTATCTTCATACTTGACGCATAGCAAGTGCGACCGCATAACTCTATCTGCTTGTAAACTCCATCCATGCCCTTGCCTTGGGATAGGATTTCATATCTCGGTTCTAATATCTTCATATCCTTATAAGTTTGAAATTCGACTACAAAGATAACTATTATATTCCACTCTACCAAAAATTAGCACTCAGTTTAACAACACTTATCTATATTGTGAAAAACAAAAACTATCACCATAAAAAAAAGAGGAGAGTGCATCACGCATTCCCCTCTTACTTTAACATGGCACATATTAAGTTTACAATCTACTCATTTTATCTTTCAATTCGTGTATATCATTGAATGCTTGCAACATAGGCTTATGCCATCGCTCTTGTCGCTCATCAATCGACTGCAAGTACATCAGACTTTGGGCAAGAATAGTTCTTCCCTCATCAACGGCTAACCAAATATTGCCTACATTACCCATAATAGTATTCACGCTAGCCGTCAACAAGCTACCCTCTGTACCACCATCACGAGCAGCAATAGCATCCAACTTGGTATTTATGAGTTTTGTTTCCTCATACGTTCCCTCCGTAGCGATCTGCACCGCTGTAAAACGACCATTCAACTCATCGCCTGTGTCTTGACTCATTGATTCAAAAGAACCGGAAGAAGCGGACTGCTCGTAAGATTGCTTGTAACCCGTAATTTTGGCTACTTCATCTCTAATCTTCAGTCCTTCTTGAACCATTTCATCATACTTTTCCTTCAAGGCAGTTATATCCGTCTTAGACAATTTGCCGCCATTTGCCTTAGCTCGTTCCGTCCACTCATCATAGAATGCTTGCATATCATTACCCAACAAATCATCTACCTTCGCCTTCAGAACAGCTTGCATAAGCATCTTGGAGAAATTATCGGAGAAGTCCTGAGCAGAGGAATTCATATCCATCAAAGTATCTATAAACTCGCTCTTCAAACTATCGAAAGATATTTGTGTCAAACTTTCTGCAAGGTCATCAGCAATATCCTCTAATGTTCCTGCCTCAGCCGCATAGTCTTTCAACTTTTCAAGAACTCTATCTCCATAGCCACCCTTACCTGTATTCTTGATAGCCTCAACAACATCTGGATTCTGCAAAATGGCAGCTGCTTCATCAGCAGATTGCAAGTCGTTAAGATTACCATTCCATTGTCTGCCTATTGCATCGGACACCTTTTTGATTTGCTCTTGCGAAAATCCTCGGAAATATGCGTTAAAACTGTGATGAGAGCCATGATAACCCATTTGCGCCTCCATGATTTCCTTTAAATTTTGCTCTTTCTCCTTTTGGAGGTTTTCGGCCTTTTGAGCATCCTCTACGGCTTTAATGCCACTATTCTTGTCTATGGAATCTCGCAACTTGTCTATAGCATCCGTCAAGATTTCATTTCTATCCGTCAGTTTGTCTATAGTCCGGTTTACTTCTTTTGCGTTTCCACCAATACCAAACAAACTATTGAATCCGCCAAACGATATTGTATTGAGAATATTACCAATGCCGCTTACCAAAGACCCTCCTATCTGAGTTATAAAATCTCCACTTAGAATATTCTTTAATATGCCGTTGACCGCATTCAGAACTGTATCAATCAAGCTACTAATCAATGTTCCAATACCATCTTTCAAAACATCAAGTATCTTCAAGATGGCAGATACGATTTGACCTATTAGTCCAGCTTTTGACAATCCTTCGCTTAGCGCATCACCAGCTTTCTTGCCAGCGTCTGCGGCTGCGTCTGCGGCTTCCTTGCCCATATCCTTCAGACCATCAGCCGCTTTCTTAGCCTCATCCAAAGCTTTCAATCCGTCAATTCCACCTTTAAGTTGGTCGAAACTATCCCAAAGAGATGCCAAATCGGATAGTCCAGAAGTAGAAAGGAACTCATGGATAGCAGAAATCGGTTGCGTCACATTCTGTGTCGTTTGAGCCAACTTCTGACCACTAGTACGGACTTTTGTGTTAGCCGTAACAATCTTCTTGCCGGACTCCGCTAACTGACCTTGTACTTTATTCAAATCATTTTGCAATCTAGCTTGCTCTGCGACATTGCCCGACTTTTTCGCATTCGCTATCTGATTTTGCAAATCCTTAATGCGAGGTGTAAGCTTGGTTTCTGTTTCCGTATATTCCTCTTGTGCAATTTTCGCATTCTTCAGAGCCTCCTGATAAGCTACAACGTCCCTTGCAAGGTCTTTCCAACCCAAATCACTTGTATTGCCAATCGAATTACGGATATTCTGCATTGCATCAACGATACTCTTCTGCTGGTCTGCACCCAAATTTTGGAACTTATCCGTACCTACGAATTTATCCAGATCTGCCAATAAAGGAACAAGCGCATCTTTCATAATGCCACCAACATTTCCGAAGACTTGATACCAGTCTATCTTCTGCATAATAGCACTAGTCTCAACCGAATCCGTCTCTTTCTTCTGCTCTTCTTTCAAAGATTTTATCTTCCATTGCTTGTTTGAGTCCGAATCCGTAGAGTTTTCAACCTCGCTAATCCTCTTAGCATAATCGGCAGCAATAGCTAACTTCTGCTCTTGGAATGTACCATAAGTCTTCAGATAATCGTACATGCTTTGCGCTTCTTTAGCAAGCACATCCTCATTCTGCTTTACAGCCTTATCCCGAATTGCATTCATCTGATTAGCAACGTTCATGCCTATGGTCAACTCCATGCCATTTACCTTAACCGGATTACCCTTGCTATCCTTCATGGTTTCATTCAAAACCTCATTCTTATACTCTTCATCGGTTTTGCTCTGTTTCCACATATTAGCCTTACGACCTTTGCCGGAATTAACCCAAACAGCTTGGTCACGCTTTTTCCTAGCCTCAACCAATTTGTCTATACCATCTTCTACCGCTTTTTTCTCCTTGTCGGCATTCTCTGTTATCTGAGCCAATTCTTTGCTATAACCCTCATTCATTGCATTAATGCGGTTCTTGGTCATGTCTTGGATAGCTTTCTCCGAATAGGATGAAATAGACTTGGAATAGTCCTCCTCAGCCTTCTTACGTTCATACGCTCTTGCTTGTGGGTTATCCGTTGCACCTGTTTTCTTAGGTGTAGTTTTCTTTGTCGTTTCCTTCGGCTTATTTGCCTCGGCTTTTCTTTTCGCCTCTCTATCTTTTAGAATAGAACCAGCCATAGCAACATCAAGCCTATTGGCATTTTCGTCTCTTAGCTGATTTCCTTGCTTTGTCAGCAATTTACTTCCTTTATGATTAGTTCGGTATTGCTCTTGCCTATTTAAATCTGCCTTACGTCTATTAATCAAAGATTGCAACTGTTTATCCGTTAAAGATTTCATCCAACTTGGAATTTCTGTATCATCATAATGGATTTTTAAATTTAATCCATATTCCTGATTCCATATAGAAATAAGCTGGTCAGTAGAGGAAGTTAAAGCATCTATGCTTTGTTTATTTTGCTGAGCTACCCATTGTGACCTAGCCTGTGTATTATTCCAATCTACATTTTCAGCAGCCGCCTTCATTATCGCATCCTCTGCGTTTTTATAACTTATTTTCAATTTTGCAAGATTACTCGTATGCTCCAATATCGAATGGTCAGTATTCTCTATAGTCGCTATATTGTAATGTTGTTTTTCTAAGAACGAATCAATAGGCGCAAATGTCTTTTTAACTGCATTTGTGTAAATATTAAAAGCATCTATATGCTCCTTGTAAGACAATGTGCTATCATCTACTCTTTGCTTCAACTTAGCCAGCCTATCTAAAACCTCATCTGTTGCTATGGAATTATACATCATTTGTATTGATGTTATATCTTCCTTATCTACATGTTGCCCACCTTGATACCAATGACCGGATAAGTCTTTGCTAAAATTGTCATCTTCTTTGTTTCTTGCTTCTGTGTATTGGGAAGTGGCAGACATTAAAGCATTAGCCTTTTCTCTTTCAGCATTCTCCAATTGTAAAGTTGCAAGAAATTCATCATGCTTGCCTTTAAGTGTTGTTAAATTATCCTTTTCGGCATCACACTTAATTCCGAACTGCTCGTAGGTTTGGATAAGTTCTTCTTTAGCTTTGTTGTAAGCATCGGTTCCTTCTTTAGAAGACTTCATTACGTTAAGCAAACCATCAACTTTCGCCCTTGTGTTTTCAGCAGAATCTCCAAAATGCTTAGTGTCAACAGAAATATCTTCCTCTTCACCTCCGAACATAGCAACGGCACTAGCAAGCGTTGTTACCAATGTTATAATACCAGTAATCGGATTTGCGAGCATAGCAGCCCACATTCCCTTTAAAGCCATAGTTGTAGATTTTACCGCATTACTAAGCATTAATTCAGCAGTTGTCATTATTTTAACACTTGCGGTATGGATGGCATTTTTTACAGTTGAAGCTGCCGTAGCTAAAGTGCTAGCCTTTTTCGTAGTCGTATTGGTAGCTTGACTAACCGAATTCAACTGCGTTTGTAGTGTTGCTTGTCTCTCTTGTAATTGCTCACGAATAAGCGCAGCTCCTCTTTGCTGACTTGCAATTGTCGAAACATTTGTTTGAGCAATATTCACTTTCTTCGCAGCGGTTGCCAAACGTTCCTTTGCTTCTAGTGCATTCACGGCATTACCCTCTGCGTCAAAAGCTAAGTTTGCGCCATCAGCGGTTTCCTCAACCAATTTTTGAGCCTCAGCAAAGGCATCTTGGGCATCTTGCAAATCATTCAAGGCTACTGTATATTGTCTAGCCAACTCAATATCCCTGTCATCAAGATTTGATATTTTCTCTGTGGTTGTTTTCAAATCTTCTTTAAGAGATTCTATCTTTTGTTGACGAAGTTCCTCTGTCTTTCTTTTTTCTTCATCAAGCTCAATCTGGCTTTGTGCAGTTGCTTGTTGTTGAGTCTGTAAGAGTTCACGTTTCATCTCTAATTGGGAACGCACTTGTGCCGTAATAACGCCCTCTTGCTCTGCTGCATCTAACCTTGCCTTTACAAAATCATCGGACACAGCAGTATCTCCAACAATACTTGCCAAGTCTTGTTGTTTGCTTACTCGCTCTTGCTTTTTATCCTTACCCAGCGACTTGTAGTTTGAGTTCTCTAGGTCTTGCAAACGCTTGATTTCAGCATCAATTCCCTTCATCATATCATCGGCTTGTTGCGCTTCCTCTGCTTTGCGAATAGAAGCAGCCGCCATTAATGATGCACGATAAGAACCAACAGCTACTGTAGCTACACCAATAACTTTTATTACCTCTTGCCAATTCTCTACCATAGCAGAAATAATTGACAATCCACTAGAGAACACGCCCTCGGATTTTTTGCCGATTTCGTTAAACATCTGTTGGATAGAGTCGCCAATGTTACTCCACTGACCCTCCAATGTCTTTGATTGTTGCTCCATCAGGCCTCCGAAACGACCGCCAGCTTGCGTCATGTTGGCGATAGCTTCCTTGAAGATGTCTGATGTGACTTTTCCCTTAGAAACAGACTCTTGAACCTCAGTTGTATTTTGGTGCAAAATTTTACCCAACTCTTCTGCCAAAGGAACACCTCTACCCATAAACTGACGCAAGTCCATTGTAAACATTCTTCCTTGCGAAACGGTCGTTCCGTAAAGATAAACAAGTTCTCCAAGCGGAATGTTCAAGCCCGAAGCAATGTCACCTAGCTGAACAAGAGTTTTATTAACATCTTTCGCTTCCGTTCCGTATGCCAAAAGTTGTTTTGCTCCGCTCGTAATACTGGACATGTCAAAAGGCGTATGAGCTGCCGTTTGGATAAGTTCGTCCATCAATTGCTTAGACTTATCCGCACTACCAAGCATGGTATTGAAAGATATTTCAAGTTGCTGGAATTGGGAACGAGTATTGAAAATACTACTTGTCAGTTGTTCAAATCCTAAACCGCCAAGCAAAGCAGCCGAAAGCATGTGAGCATCGCCAGTAACTCTTTGGAACAAGCTAGACATACCCTCTCCGGCAGTTGGAGCGGACTTCATACGTTCTATCATTTGGCTCATGCTATCGGTCAACATATTTGTTGCCTCTTTTGCCGGATTTGCTGAACCTGCATACAAAACATACTCATTCCGCATATTCTCCAAAGTCTGACGAGCACCGACAGCACCTCCTTCTAAGTTCTTCAACTGAGCTGTTTGACCTGCCAAAGAGCCTTTTAAATAGTCAATATTCTTCTGTAAAGAATCTATGGATGACTTATCCGTTGTAACTCCTAGAGTTAATCTCTTGTTCGTGATTTGCTGTTGGATTTTCTCTATTCGGTCTTTGGTAGCTTGCATTTGAAGTTCATAGCTATAAACTTCCCTTGCGGCTGCTTGCATCTTCTTATTAAACTCGGAAGACATCACGTAAGCGGCTCTTGAAGCAGCTTGTGTCAAGTCCTTTAAGCGATTGCTTGCATCTGCATATTTTTCCGTCAAATCCGCAACAATAGCTGGGTCGGTTGACTTATTGGTCTTCAACAACTCAGCCCTCAACTTTTCACACTCGGAACGAAGTTTCGTAACCTCCTCGAAATTCGCTTTGACATCGAATCTTAATTCTGCCATATTTTATGTTTTATTGGCAAAATTAGCTAATATTCAAAGGAATAACGAAAGAATAAAGGCGTGCTATTTCACAAAAGATTTAAGTGCAAAGAATAAGGTCTAGACACAGAAAAGCCTTCCACATTCACATGCAGAAGGCTCGGTTGTTTACTTATTTTTCTTCTATATATAAAGACCGTCAAATCACGACAGCCTGTAATTCTTTTGAAATTCCATGTAAGCAATCAAGAATTTGCTGCTTACGTTTTTTGCTAGGCTCATGGATTCCCATTGCATACTGACGCATCAGAGAAGCATTAATGCCAGCTTTCTTTGCGACACCATTTATATTCAGATATGAAAAATAATCGAAGAAAGAACCTATATCATACCGGAACTCAAACACCAATTCAGGCATTTGCTTTCCCTCTTCTTCAAGAAGCTCTTTAATCTCTTCCTTTGCTACAAAAATATCATCCATCGCTTGTTTTGCAGAGTTGCCAAATCCGACTAGATGGAAGTCTGGAAATTTATCCACCATATAGCAAGAAAAATTCTTTTCTTCTTTACACTTTTCTACTTGTATAATTACTTTTGTTGCCATAATCCCGATTCTAAACTTTAAAAAGAGGTCTTAAACCTATATCAACGTCTTGCTATATAAGCGAAAAATTGCTGGGCTTAAAGCCCAAGCAATCTTTCAAGAATACTGTCGTAAGTCTTTCGAGAAACTTCACGACTGCCGTGCCGTGGCACTGGACATTTAAGTTTTGTTGTTGGACTAAACCAAATGTCGTGATTACCACCATGCCGAACCACATAGCAACCTGCTTGGGTCAGCTTTCTCAATAATTGACTAGTCTTCATCATATATAGAAGAAATTAATAAATAAGTAAAAGACCTCTTTTGTCCTTAAGACAATGCAAAGATATAACTTTTTTGTTATATATGCAAATAAAAGGATAACTTTTTTGTTATATTAACCTCAATTAACAAAAAGTCTTCTACATTCACATGCAGAAGACTCTGAGTTCTATATAACAATTGAAGCCACACGCTTAAAAGGTTGCGGCTCTATAGCTTTAACGCAGACAACACGCTTTTTATTGTACTGAAACGGCTTTTAATATCATTATAGGATGATACGGCAAACATTGGCAAAGGTCTCACATTTCCAATTATCAAAGCACCTTTGCGCAAGGACTCCTTGATTTCCTTCATTGTTTGGGTGAATCCATATTCAGCCTGTTCTTCCTTTGGAACAATCACATAGCCATCACCATAGATATTTTTAAGATAGCATTTCGTTCGCTTCAACATATCCCAACGCAATTTATCTACCAAGGTCATATAATCAAACTGTTGCTTGTCCTTCGCTTGGAATAACTTCTGGACATCCTTGTAATCATCCCAACATAAAGGGATAATGCCAAACTTTGACTTCATCCATTCATGCGAAATCAATTGCCCATCTTTAAATGTAGAAAGAATTTCTTCCTCCAAACTACAAAAACTAAAATCACCAACTTTATTATTTTCCATCTTATTTCCTCTATTGTTAGCTCTCTACTAAGGAATCGAACCTTAGATTACCACCATGTAGAGAGTTCTTCTCAACCAAACTGTACCCCACCGCACCAAACTAGACCTCACCAAACTCCACTAAACTCCACCCCACTACACAAAACACTACCATATCTATTTTCATTTCTAAATGTATTATTTCTTTTCTACTTTAAACGCTCCGTAAAGCTTTCTGTAAGCACCAACATGATAGCGAAGACCTGCAATCTCAGCCACCTGTAATACTTCCTCCTCGTTCAGCTGCGTCTCATCGAACCAACAAGTAACTTCCGTTGACCACTCTGGGAATATCGCTCTTGTTGCAGGGACTTTAATTGAACCTTTGATACCGCACGCTCTTGTGTCAACATAAGATATTGATGGGTCAAAATAACCCTCCTTTGTGCGACCAACTTCAAAAAGTTCTTCCGGTGTCTTGTCGTTGTCCTTGAATTGCAATACACCATCACCATAAAGGCCGAAGGAACGCTCGAACTTCTTGCCAAGCTTACGTTCTTTGGCAGCAGCTTGAAAACTACCCTCTACGTGTGACTGTGGTAGCACATACTCACCATTACGATAATACAAGGATGCAAGGAATTGCAATCGGCAAATCTCCAACAAATCATCATCTGTCTTTGTTCGCTTGCTAGTCAATGGCTGCAAAAGTTTCTTGTACTTGTCGAATGGGTCAACCACTCTTGGATTGTGAACCATCAAAGGCTTAGTGCCTACCAATTTCAATGAAATCGTCTTCATTACTCTACATAATTATTAATTAAACACGGCAGTTTTACAGGTATGCCTCTTACCTTTGGGGCAAAACAAAAGCCCCGCCCGCTAATGTGGAAAGTGCGAACGAGGCTAAAAGTATAGAAAAGTCCGAAGACTCTTAATTTTCTTCTTATCTCAGTAACCATGCTTTCCACTTCACGGCTAAACCATTTCTGATTTCGTTTGCAAAGGTAAGCATAATTTCTGAAACACGCAAATTATTTAGTGTATTTCTTTATTATTTTAAGCTTTGTTTTCTTTTAGAAACCTATTTTTAAAATTACACCTTATTATTATAATAAAAGTATCATTTCAAATAAACCCAATTTGTTGAAATGTTACTAAACGTATAACTTTGCTTTTTTGCCTTTTGCGGTTCTTTGTCAAAGTCAGCCGTAACAAACAAATGCGTTCCGTATAATTCCATATTCATTGCTTTTGTTCTCTCATCGCCCTTATCTTCTTCCAATGGGGAAACTTTAGCCAATTCGCTATCAAAAGCATAAAGTTTAAAGAACAAGTCTCCTTTCTGTTTAGAATATTGCATCAATGCGCCATAAGGCTTTTTTACAAGAACAATAGCATTATTCAACTCCTTGTATTCATCACTACAGCTTTCCACGATTTTTTGCTGGTCTTCATTAGAATTTACACGCATCTTTTCCAAATGCTTTCCTAATGATACATACACACTATCCAAAATCTTATATGCACCATACTTATCATAGAAGGCATATCGAGAAGAAACGGCATCTTCAAAATCAGAGCAAGGAACTATTTCATTCTTTGCGTTCATAGCCTTTTTATTCATTATGGCTGAGTTCCAATTGATAACAAAATCCGTTGCTACGAAATCCAAAGAATATATTAGTCTATTGCTATTGAAGCGATAATCAGACAACGCCTTCTTGTAATTAGCCATTTTTTCAGCCTTAACTTGGTTGGAATGGTACACGTAGCCACCAATTCCGCCACCTATCACAACGATAGCTACGATGATGGCAATTATCACTTTCTTCTTCATAATCACATACCTTTAATTATTGAACTTTGTGGGGGAACACCCCACGTTACTTAACACTTTCCAGTTTATCCAGCACATCCCTAGCCTCAGCGATGGACGATGCGGAATACAACTCACCACCTTGTTTTATTAGGGCGATGAAATCTGAACAATCAGCTTCGGAAACTAGTTCTGCAAGCGTTACACCTATAATGCTTGCTATCTCCTGAAGACTGGCGACAGTTGGATTCCCATCAATAGTTTGTATCAAGGATGGCAAAGATACTCCCTTACCACCTTTTTTGTTAGTCAGCCTATCAGCTACATACGTTAGCGTAAAGCCTTTTCGTTTAATTATGCCTCGTATATCCATACCTTATTATATGTTAAGTTCTAACTTTATTTATTGATGTTGCAAAGATACACATATTTTCGCAAACTGCCAAACTTATTATGAAAAACTAAGTTTTTAACCTAACAATGCAAACATATCTTAATTTGTATATTAAATCAGCAAACAAAGGTTAAAGTTAAGATAAAACTTAATAAAATATTTGGTAGTTAGGATAAAACTTAGTATCTTTGCATCGTGATTAAGAAACAAAGGTCACAATAACATTATTAATTTAGCTGAGGTTGCACCTCCGAGTCGGCACTCGTAAAACGGTATAGTGATTATGGCTACTACATTAAGAAATACATTGAGTGAGGTAATGAAGCTTGCTTGGCAGTTCATCAAGAAGAATGGCTACACAATGAGCGAGGCTTTAAAGGTCGCTTGGATGAACATCAAGCTGAAGGGGCAGATGAAGAAGCGCATCGTGAAGTTCTACTTTCAGAAGGTTGATGGCAGCTTGCGTGAGGCATTCGGCACATTGAGTGAGAAGGTTATCCCAGCTACACAGGGTGCAGGTCGCAAGATGAATGACACTTGCCAAGTGTACTTCGATACCGAGAAAGAAGAATGGCGTTGTTTCAAAAAGGCAAACCTTATGAGAGTTGCATAACAGATTTCTAACGATTTAAAAAGAAACTAGATATGAGCGCAAAGATTATAGTGATGCAAGGCAATATGGTTGCTACCATCGAAGAAACGAACAAGGACACATTTGTCAAGCGTGGTGAGTATAAAGAGACCGATCTGGACAGACATAAGCGTGAGGTTGATTTCTTGATTACAAGCATCGCAAACCGCTACGAAGTGACATTCAATCACAAGGTAGAGCTGAAGGAAAGCCGAAGCATCAAGAAAAGCGAGTATTTCGATAACATCTACTACGTTACCGAGAATGCATTGAACAAGCTAAAGAAGCAATATACATACGAGTGCGATTTCTAGTCGCACAAGTGAAAAAACGTGAGGCACACGCTAAACTGCACCGGACTTTAAACAGTAAATATTTAAGAGATATGGATAAGAATTTAAAGGATGCTCTTTACGTTGAGCATGATGGCAAGATTGGCGTTTTAAGCTCAGATGAGCGCAAGGTGGTATCACAAGTTATCGGCACAGACTTGACGCTTGTGTACGACAAGAAAGAGGGTAATACGTACCTTTTGATACCACTAAACCGAAACCATAAGTTCGAATGCAAAGGTAGCCACATCATTGTGGATGGCAAGCGGTTCGATTCGGACATCTTTTTCCGCAAGTATGCTTGCCAGTGGGTTCAGATTGACAAAGAGACGTTATCTATGGTAGCGTAAGATATATAGGTTACTTGGCAGCAGGTCGTGAGCGGGACACGACAGAAATCTAAACTCCCACTGGTACGTTGCCAATAACCTTTTTGTTTAACAATTAAAATTAGTTTTAAAATGTTTAGAGCAGTAAAAATAAGATTATATCCAAACAAAACACAAGAACAAACACTTAATAAGGTGCTTGGATGCTATCGTTTTGTCTATAATCAATGCCTTGCTCAAAAACAAAAAGCTTACAAAGCAGATAAGACGAACCTAAAGGTAACTGACTTGTCAAAGTGGTTTCATGGAACATTGTTGAAGGATGAACAATATGCTTGGTTAAAAGAACAAAATACAAAGGTAATGAAACAAGCAATCAGACAAATGGATGGAGCTTACCAAAAGTTCTTCAAACAGCATAATGGTTTCCCAAAATTCAAATCAAAGAAAGATAAGCAATCTGCATTGTTTCCATACGATGCAATTTCAAAACGCAATACATTTGAAACGAGACATATCAGTTTAACTACAGCATTAAAGAACATCAAATTCCGTTGTTCAGATTTGTATTTTAGAAGACTACAGAAGTATAATAAGAACATAAGGAGTGCTACCTTATCGAAAACCAAGAGTGGTAATTTCTTCTTATCTATTCTTATTGAAATGGAAGATACTGAACTAAAGAGATTTGAACACACAAATGAACAAGTTGGCATTGACCTTGGAGTTAAGGATTTTGTTATCACATCTGATGGAAAGGTGTTTGAAAACAAACATTTTTTCAAGAAGGAAGAGAAACAAGTAAAGAAACTCCAAAGGCAATTATCGAAGAAAGTTAAAGGTTCTAACAATAGGAAGAAAGCACAATTTCGTATTGCAAAGTTATTTGAACGAATTACGAATAAGAAAGATGCTTATATCCATTATGTAACAAATGAACTATTGGCAAAATTTGATACCATCTTTATGGAAGACTTGAATGTGCAAGGGATGTTAAGGAATCATCATCTTGCAAAAGCGATTCAAGAGGTAGGTTTCTATAAGTTTAGAGATACTTTGGTTAATAAAACAACTGTAAATAACAAACAAGTTGTTTTTGTTGATAGATATTTTCCAAGTTCAAAAACTTGCTCAATTTGTGGTTATAAGAAACGAGATTTGAGGTTAAGTGATAGAGAATGGACTTGTCCGAATTGTGGAACTCACCATGATAGAGATATAAATGCTGCTGTGAACATATTGCTAGAAGGACAACGAATGTTAGTTGCAGGATAAGACAAAAGAAATAAAATAGGTAGCCGTACTGCCGAATTTACGCTTGTGGACTATCCGACTATGGATGACCGTGGTTTACCACCTAAAAAGTAGTGATAGGTTGAAGCAAGAAGTGAAATATGCCTAAATCATAGATTTTCGTAGAATTTCATGTACGGTTCAGATGCAATCAAAAGAAATGCTATCTTTGGTAGCGTAACAATATATAAGGTGAGGCACACTATAAACTGCACATTATCTTTGATGTTTAACAATTAAATTCCGTGAATAATGGAAAGAAGAAGTAATGTGCAGCAACGTGCCACGATAGCTGGTCGTGCTGGCGAGGACAGAAGTCCTCCAAAGTAAAACAAACGTTAAGGTTTTAGATAAAACACTAAAACGTTTGCAAGTTAAAAAGAAAAGCATTAACTTTGCAGCCGAAAGTAATAATGGTTGTGAAGTGAGAGAGCACGACTGGCAAAAGTTGGAAATAATTAATATTTAATATATTTTCATTTGCTCCAAGCGTGGAGCATCGTCATTCCGTTCATCGCCTTACATAAGTGGACGGTTGACACAAGCCCTGTCCATCCTCTCTCACAATATGGTGGACGGGGCTTTCCGTTTCTATCACAGCCAAGCATTAAATATTAATTATTAAATAATATGAAAGATTATTTAGAAAAGAATTTGAATGATGCACCCATGCTGGGAGCATTTGTAAATCAGAGTGAGGAAATCAAGGTTGAAGGCTTTGAACTCATCAAGGTAGAAGAACGTGATGGTAATCAAGCCGTCAATGCAAGAGAGCTGCACCATAAGTTGGGTAGTAAGCAGCAGTTTGCTAATTGGATTCGAAACCGTATTGAAAAGTACGGATTCGTTGAAAATCAAGACTTTTGCTCATTTAATAAAGTTATTAAACGAGAAAATGGTGCTACTACTATTACAGAGTATGCCTTATCTTTGGATATGGCTAAGGAGTTGTGTATGATTGAGAACAATGAGACAGGCAGGATGATTCGCAAGTACTTCATTGAGGTTGAGAAAAAAGTAAGAATGCAGAGTGTTCCATCTTTGCCCGATTTCACTAATCCGGCTATAGCAGCAAGAGCTTGGGCTGACCAGTTCGAGAAGAACCAAGTACTGACCTTGGAAAACAAACAGCAGAAGGAGGAACTTGCCAAGGCATCGCAGGAGATTGTAGGACTAAGCGCACAGATTACAACGATGAAGCCTAAGACTACTTACTTCGATGTGATGATGAAGAACAAGAGCACAAGCGTGATTACATCAATGGCGCAGGATTACGGAATGAGTCCGCAAGCATTCAACAAATTGTTGCATGAGCATGGTATCCAGCACAAGGTTTCTGACCAATGGGTCTTGTACCGCCAATATTTGGATAAGGGATATGTGAATAGCGAGCCAGTGACCATTACGCACAATGATGGAAAACAAACCATCAAATACAACACGAAATGGACTCAAAAAGGGCGTTTCTTTCTCTATGAGTTCCTAAAGGAGAAAGGTATCTTACCTTTGATTGAACGAAATAATAATGGTGAGACACACTAGGACAACTGTAAAAGCCCCAATCTCGTTAGAGGTTGAGGCTTTCTTTATTTTTACATTTACATCTTATCTAACCCTTAGAACAACAAAGACTTTTGCGCTAATTTTCAACGACTTGTATTTTTATTACAGAAGTATTGTTATTTTACTTTTCAGCTTCATTGTACTCATAATCCCAGAGGAACAACTTGCCTTTGACGTTTCTAATCGGCTCATCGAACAATTTAGCATTCTTCAAGAACCAATGATATTGGAAATCTTCAGCAAACGCATCCGGATAAGCCTCATGGAATTGAATATCATCCAACTCTACGCTGCCGATAATGGCTGACGTTGGCAAGTCTTTGAAGTCCGGAATAACAATACCATGCTCTTGGCAATATTTCTTCATTGCGCTCTCCTGCCATCCGTCAAGTTTTTCGGGTTTGGCTTGGCTAGCATGAATAAGGAAACGACCACGGAACTTTCTATTCCAGGTTCTGTTTTCAATGGTCTTGCAGCCGATAGCGATTAACCAAGCATACGGCTGGCGAATTGATAATACTTTCATAAGCTCATTGTTTTATTGTTTACATCTGCAAAGGTAGCAAAAACCTTTGAAAAATGCAAGAAAACTCTAATTTATTTTCATGTTTTCTTAAAATAATCTTGAAATAGCTTGCATTCTAAAGACGGTAAGAGGTTAAATCCTCTTCCGCCTTTTCTTTCTAATTCTGTCCCAATCCGGTTTTAGCACATCCATCGTGCTGACCTGCGTTATTTACATCCATATTCTTGTCTCCTATTATTAGTTTTAACGCTCAACTATCTCAATATACTGGATAGAGTTGCAATCTATGTATTTACGTGTGAATACTACAGTATTTCCACTCCCTATCGTAAGTGTTCTGTTCTTTGTGTTGCAATTGAAAGAAGTTTCACCACCAACACTATTGAAGTCGAAACTTATCTTCGCTCCACCTATCAAGTTGATAGTTCCTCTAAGACCTTTGCTCTCGGCTTCGTCCAAAATAACATTCACATGACCTGCATCCATATTCTTATCTAATTAATTGTTATAAACCTTCTTTGCTAAATATGCGAATGATGGAATCGCTATCAATGTAATCTCTACTTCCATCCGTACCAAGTATTATCACAAGATGTCCCTCTTCGTCCAAGATTACATCATCTGTAGCAGTAAACGTCTTTATTTGCTTACTGAAGTTTACATGCGATACCTGCCAATTTGCAAGTGTAATTGTCGCTAGGCAACCACACTCCTTCGCATCTTCCAAAATATTTTTGATAACATCAATCTTCATAGCTTTATTATTTTAATTCTTGTTCTACGATGTCGAAATTATCCCACGTTTCTCCTTCGCTGTCTGAGATATGGAAGAAAGAATCTGAGATATTGCATAGATAATCATCGCAATTCAGAACTCGCTTGTAATTCTCCAAAGTGTTCATCCCTTTGTGTCTTATCGCTTTTCTTGCCTTATCTATGGTAGAGAAGACTTCTGCGTCAACCTCCACTGCTTCACCCAACCCATGTTGGTACGAAGAAATTACTACATATACTTTCATAGCTTTAACCTCCATATTTGTTACGCTACCTTAGATAACGTTTCTTTGTCAATCTCAATCCACTGAGCACCATCCTTACGGAAGAAGATTTTACTCTTGAAACGCTTACCATCCACATCAATGCTATTACCCTTGCAGACAAATGTGTGGTTCTTTGTCAAAGGTACAAGAAGGTACGTTTTGCAGTCTCTCTTGCGTTCTACAAGCGTTTTGTCCGTCCCAAGGATAATTGATACCCTTTCGTTCTTATCGTTCTTTAAAACGCCTATTTTGTCTGTGTGCTCGATATAGAGCACATTCAAGAAATTCTCATCCATGTTCTTATGCACTTAACATTTTGTTATACTTCTTCTTGTTGACACCTCGTTTAACGGCTTCATAGAGCAAAGCCAAAGCAAATGCTTCATCCTTGACTTTCAAAGCCTTCAAGGTATCTCTTTTGACGTTGTAGTTCTCATCAACCTCACACAATGGTACGTAGCCTTTGTGTTCGAAATTTCTTCGACCAATCGCCCAAATTTCGTAGCCATCCGGAAACTCATTTGTTTTCTCGAATACATAACTGCCATCAATAAACTTTTCCATAACCAATTGTTTTAAGTTCTTTACCTTATGTTTTCTTACTCCTCCCATCGGAAAGCGTTAGGGTCTTTTACAACTTTCTTGCTGGCTTCGTCCCACATATAACCATCATTAAACCACTTTGGGGCTTTACCATTGATTACACGTTTCGCCTCTGCTATGCTAGCATAGTCCGGTTCAACAACATTATCAATGCGAACGGCAACCTGACCAAATACGTCCTCCACCTTGGTAATATGATGCCCTTTGTAGAACACTTCTTTCAAACACTTAGCAATTGTCTCCATATCTTATACTCTATTTGTGATTAAAACCAAATTGTAGCATCACACCATGTGAAAATATCCCAATGATGAATGTTATCATATATCACTTCTAAGTTGTTCTCTTTTACAAACTTCACAAACATATCGTAAACCTCACCATTTACGAACATATCCATAAAGCCATCTTGAACATTATATGGTTTTACTTGTACACCAATGTTCTTCAACTCACTAACAATCTCAGAATGTAACATATTCGATTTTAATTTAAAAGTCCTAAACTAAAGGGGTGATTAAAGGCTCACCCCTATTAAAGCCTCGCCAAACACCTTAGAACGTGTATATATCTTTATGCAACTCGCAAAAAGTTGTAAGCCTTGAATTGTCTCCATGCGCCCTTTTCTTCATCCCAATAGCGGATGCAATCTCTTGCTGCTACATGACCTGTACCATTTGGAGTATAGTCAATGTGACTCTGGATGAGCGTACCAAAGGCTTGTCTTACCTCACCATTCATCTTCATAAAGAAGAACTCTACCACCTTGGTCTTCATCGCTGCCTCAAGCTTTACGACCTGCCAAGCCTGTTTCAAGCACTCAACCCAAGACATTGAACTTGATTTCAACTGATAGGCTCTATGTGCCAACTGCATTACCTTTCTCATCTTGTTCTTAATTGAAGTAGTCATATCCTCAAACCGTTTTACGAGTGCCGACTCGACTGCATAACAGCAATTAATAGTTAAACTTTAAAGCCTTTATCTCTTAAAGACATTGTAAAGATACGATTTTATCTTATATCTTCCAAATGTTTTTGCCTAAAACTTACGATTTAATCTAATATTTAACGCTTATTTATAATAAGTGGTCGTATTTTTACAGAATTTAATACATTTATATCGTATAATTGCGTATCTTTGCACTCAAAAACATTAGATAGTATCGTATATGAATTACAAGAAAAGCAATGTGCCTCTATATATTAAAGAGGTAATGAAAGAAAAAGGCATCATGTCAAAGACCTTACAAGAGGCTCTTGGTATGGCTCAAACATCGGTATCATACATTATTAATAATAAAGCGAACCCATCGTTTGATACATTGGTACGTATTGCCGAAATCCTAGATGTGCCAATTTGGAGGCTATTCTACAAGGAGACACCAAAGGAGCTACAACCAGAGCAGCCATCCATTCCGCAATCTCCGGCTATCATCTGCCCTCATTGTGGCAAGCCTATCGAGCTGGAGATTAAGGCAAAGGAGGGGAAATGACATTCCTCTCCTTTAACACTTCTATTCCTTCTCCTTCAAAAAGCCTATACCTGCATGAACATTACCCAACTTATACCAAGACTGGTCTAAAGTCATAACATAACTACTGAAGGATTTTTCCCCAATATCAAGGGTGAAGTCTTCATCTACATCTGGCTCTCCATGTCTTACGTACCCCTTATTAGGGGTGTATAGCAATCTATGATATGAGCCACTCTCACAAATATAAAGTCCGCTGTTACGCCAATCTAAACTCCAAAATTCCGGTTTGTTCACGTAACAAAGCATTACATCGCCATCGTAAATAGGAATACTATGACTTCTCTCATCCTTCTCTCCAACGAAGCTTTCGCTATCAACATTATCAGACTGACGAATAACAGATACGATGGAGTAACCATTTCCAATAAAGTCCGCTATATCTACATATGTTCTTTGCTCTCTAAGGTCAAATTCCTGTTGGCTTCTCACGCCATCTTTCTCAAAGATTACAAGTATTCTTGTGTACTTATCACCAAAATTGACCATACTTAGAATCAAGCCGTTGTTCATGTAAGACGCATAAGCTTCTTTGGCTAGAGTTAATACACGCTCTAGATATTCCAATGGTTTGTATCTAACTAACCAAGACTGACCTTTATGCATCTTTTGCAAGTACGAATACATATTCATCGCCTCGCATTCATCTATTCCATACTTCTTGCAGACCAACTTAAACTTATCCGGATAAACACTAGTTACAAGTCTATCCAATTCGTCCATAGCTTGCATGGCTTTCAAATAATCATTTGCTTCCATTTTACTAATCTTTAAGTTTCTCAATTATATAACCACGACCTGTATAGGTACAAGACAAGCCGATATACACTAGCTGATGTAAAAGCCACAATTCTTCAGAGAACGGCAGTCTATCACACTTTACGAACTCATCTTCATCCTCAAAATCAGATGCTATTTCCAATATTTCTTCCTTTGTCATTTCTTATATTATTTATTTTTTAATACTATCAAACACACCAACCGCAACGACCAACGCACAACTCATATTCCAATTCGTTGCAAATGTCATAATATTCTTTTTCCGTTATATTATAGCGGTTTAGAACTTCCTCTGTTGGAGGCTTTGGGTCAAAGTGCATATCGGCACAAGCATAAGGCTCTGCATCTTGTCTATGATGGTCATACATATCACCAAAATCATTTTGTTCGGCATTCTTTCCGTTAATAGTGAATACCTCTGTACGGCAAGGTAAAGCATGATGCGTTTTTATCTTTAATTCCATATCTTAATATATTTAAGCTACTATTCAAAACTAATAATTATACAACGCCCTCTTAAGTTTAATCCTAAGTTCTTCCTTTATTTGCGACACTTTATCATAAGAATCGTAATATCGTCCATAGTTGTTATAATTAGACCTATCTACACAATGCAACCCGATAATAAGTAATTCCAGCTCATCATCAGTCAAAGAAACTTTTTTCATACGCTTACTTCTTTTGATTAAAGTACTTTTTCAGTTCTCTAAGGATGAACAATCCTCCTATTTTGAAGGATTGCTCTATCACTACTCGATGTTCCTTAAATTCGTTTTGGCTTCTTGAAAACCGAAACGCCTCGTTCTCTAGTATAAGCACAAACTTGTTAAATTCTGCATCGGTCATTGGCACTCACCTCCTTCCTTTGGAAGTAAGTCTTCTGCATAAAGCCATTGAGTAATTTGCAGACATCTAACTAGTATTTCCCAACTACAATCTATGTATTCTGTTCCAAATCCATTATTGTTTGTGGTTTTAAATATGATGTAACTATGACACTTCGGCTCTACGCTAGCAGGATGCCATAAATCCTTCAAAGACTCGTTGACAGCCCACTTAACACCTTCTTTGAAGCCATTTCTTCCTATAATATTTCCATCGCTGTTAAGAGGGTATTCCTCAAAAGCAGCTTCTTCTATTTTCTTTTCGTCTATCATACCTCCACATCTTTAGTTGTACCTAATAAATTCTCGTTACCAGCATAAGGAATGCAGAATTTCCAGATGTTAGCCATACATTTATAGTTATATTTGCTATTATGAGTCACCGTACTTTCGAAAAGGTCAATGTTCCATTCTTTACCTATATCGTCTCTGCACAACACCTTGTCGAAAGGCTTGAAGACTGGCTGCTCCTTGCTCTTCTCCCAGATAGTGTAAGCCTCTTGAAACGTGATGGCTTCGCCCTCTGTAGCTTCTCGCAATTCCTCATGTATGCTGATACGCAGGTCGAAGGCTTGGTCGGTAACGAACTTCTCGTTCTCAATTTCATACTGGTTGCCGAATGTCAGCGTGTCCTCACTCTCGTTCTTGCCGATGAGTTTGCCGATGATTGTCTGCTCTCCGTCCTCGTCTTCCTCGTTGAAGACGTAAAGGTTGCCCAACTCAAATACTGGTTTCTTCTTCGGCTTCTCTACTTCCAGAGTCTCACGATTGAGTTTGCCTCTCAGTCTTTCCTCTATAGTATTGATGTAGGTCTGAGCAGCATCATCTTTCTCAATATCGAAGTCTTGTGTCATAGCAATATTACGTGTATGAACATAAGAATATCCAGCTTTAGTTGCTTGATAGTTCAGCTTACCTGTGAAAGTTGTATATGTATCATCGTTAAACTTATCAAAGATAATATGTGAGTTAACATCTTTACAAACCAACACATCACCCCTCTTCCACGAGAACTTAGACCAGTCTGCCATTTCCTTAGAAGGTTGCAATACACATTGACCTGCTTTAAAGAATTTGCCATCGTACCAAAATCTATGTTGGTTACTTGAATTGAGTTCTTTAACCACAATAGATTTCTTTTTACGTACATCAAGAACTTCTTTAAGCTCTACTGCTCCACATATTGAGGAATACAACTTAACTCCTTGCGGCTTATCCTTTAGAATTTCCGCTACATTAATCTCAGTTTCCATATCTGACTTTTTATATTCATTTATTCTTCACTAAAATATTTTTTAACAAACGCTCGTTCAGTGAGCCATTTTCCTAACCCTACTCTAAAGTAACGCTTTGGTTTGCCTTTCGCAAACCCATATTCGTCACGAGGTGTATTAACACTCATATGTATCTTCGGAACATTATTCACCGATACGTATGCGGTTATGTATTCATCCGAGAAAGCCAAATGCTGGACTTCACGGAACTTTACATTTTTAAAGAACATTTCCATCATAAGCCTTAGTCCTTATAGATTGCATCAAGAGTGCTTCTGAAATTCGGATTATCAATAACGGCTTGGGCATCTTCTTTGTTCTTGAAGTAAATAGCTCCTTCGTTATAATTACTACTTGAAGTAATACCATATTCGCTGGTTCGCATAATATTATACTTACATTCATTAGATTTCCAATCCGGTTTCCAATCTCTATTATAGTACTTAGCTATAATCATTAACCTAGATAATGCAATTAGCTTATCCACATTCATATATGAAACTTGAATACATGCTGGACGAATATCTTTGTCTGCTAAAGCTGATATGGCATCCATATAGCCGATTACCCTCTTTCTAAGCTTAATAATACCAGCTTTCAAGTCACTTTTTTCAACGTCCACTTCCATTCCTTTAGGAATATCAAGGACTAATTTGTTATCTTTAATTTCCATATCTCTTTTTCATTTTAGAAGTTTTTATATTCAAAATCTACACCGAGAATTTTACGATTAAGCATTGCTACATCCATAGCTCATTAATTTTAAAGCACTACGTCGAAGGTCTCTCGGTTTGAACGGATTCTTCTTCAATATTTTATTTCGCATCTTGCGGATTTCCCACTTCTGTGTAAGACGCATAGCCTTTAACAAACGATAGTCTCCGGCTAGCTTTCCTACATCCGTTTTGCCACAATAATAGCCTTGTCTATAAGCCCAATATCGGGTTTTATAGACTTGCTTCATTATCTTCTTAGCCTGTCTTATTTTCATATCAACCTCACTTTCTGCGAAAAAACGTTCCACTACACCAGTCGCTGCTTTCAACATCATCATGTAGTTTGGTGCATCTGCCGATAAACTCATTACCTTTATAATGCTTACAACGACCACACTCCTTTGAATTTCTCAAAATTGCACGAAACACGCTAACGTTAGCACTCGGCATATTTGCCTTATTCCATCTGATAGTTGCTTTCTGATAGAGATTCTTTAATCTAGGAATGAATCTACTCTCTTCCTTAAATGTATATTTTGATTCGAAGTAACGTGTGTCCGTTCCTCTCTCCATCATATTCAAAATTTTCTTAGCTTGTCTTATCTTCATACATTACTTGTTTTATAAATTTCACATGTCCCCTCATAAATAGTGTTATTACTATAAATGTCATTATATTGCGAAATAGAAATTAATCCATTTACCTTCATTTCCCGAAGAATGCCATCATACACACTTTCTATTGCTCTTCTCTTCAATTGCTCCATGCCAGATTTGTCACGGCAATAATATTGCATTTCAAAGCTTGACATTGCAACTCTTGAATGAAGCTTAATAACTTGTGGCTTTATGTATCTAACCTCTATCTTTGGTTTGATGCCTAGTTGGTCAGCTAGCCATTGCTTCCATTTTGGCTTTACATCTTCTCCATCCAAACAAACAAGCAGGATGTAGATAAAGCTCATACTAAGATATAAAAATTCTATATTCATACACTACTACTTTTTTGTTAATCTTATCGCCTTTGTGATGCGGTGGTCTTTAAAACGCAATTGGTCAAATTCTAACTTATACCAATATCTTCTTGACCACCAATAATCATTCCGGCTCTTCAAAATCTTCTTGGCTTGCCTTGTTTTCATCTTGCACCTCATTTTTGGCGTTTTGTAAATACGTCAAGCATTCCTGTAAATACGTCAAGCAATCCTTTCCGATAGTGCCTACCGCCTTGGAATAATCATCCTCGTATAATGATTCGTTACCATCATACCTACTAAGATATTTCTTTCTTTTTATATCAGCACCATCCATGATTTTAAGCTTTGCCACAATCACTTCATTACTGGTTGCCTTGCCAAGAAACCACAACATGTTAGTTAATGCCAACTTGTTTGGTTCATAAGCGTCAACATTAGACAATTCTGACAGCCTTCCTTGAATGTATCTCGTTAGTATCTTTTTGTAATTCATACCTTGTCCTCCTTATCGGGCTTGCTTACCCACATAGTTTCGTTCTCCAACTCTTCAAGTGCTTTTTCAAGTTCCTCAAATGCTTTTGACTTTTCTCTGTATCTCTCATCCGAAGGTATCATAACACCATCAATAGCACTACGGAACCTGTTTCTAGCACTGATTAATAATAACTTTACTTCATTTAAAGTATTTCGTTTGTAGAACTTTGGGACTCTGCTAACCTGCCACCATGAATAGCATTCATCACTCCAAGGTTCAATCCACACAGGTTCTTTTGTGTCTTTATCTTGGCAGTATACAATTCCACGTACTTCATCATTAAGCAAGAACGCCTCTATATCAAAATCCAAATCGTCTAATGTTGCATAAGTCTTGCAATACTCATTACGTTCCCTAGTGCCTTCTCTTACAAACAACTCAAAATCGTTAAATAAATCAATTTTTATTATCTCTAAGTTATTGCTTTTAACAACTTCTAAAAGAGACTCCTTGACGTTCATTTTGCTCATTGCTTATCCTCCTTAATTACTGGTTCTTCAATAATGTATTCACCTTCAATTTCAAATGGTAAAACGTTAGTAATATTTGCTCTGTAAACTTTACCATCTAAAGCCTTAAATAAAGGATGAATAACTGTAGGTAAATGAGGAACACATTTGTTGCAATGATGCACAACCTCAAAATGCAAATTTGAGCCATCACGCAATTTGCTTCCACAACACTCACAACTACCTATTCTGTATTTAAAATATGTACGTGATAAAGCAGATTCTTTTCCACAAATATCACACTTTCCAAATTCCATGTATGCCATATTTTCTTCTTTTTACCCTCTCTCTGTTACCGAGGAGAAGCTGTTTTTCTACTTTATTAATATAGTCTTCTAATGCTCCTATTTTATAATTTTTTAGGTACAAAATATCTGTAATTTAATGCTAATTCTTCAAGCAAATACTTTACATCATCAGCTACTAATTTAGCAAGTTCAATTGATGAAATTGAAGGATTTGCAGCTAATCTTCCTTGAAGTGCTGTTAGAGTATAATTGTATGCATATGTGTCTATTGCACACTTAAATTCTTCATAGCTATTTTCTGTAATAGCTTTCAAATCACTAAGCCAAATAGCCAATTGTCTATGTTCTAAAGAACAACCATTATTACAATTTTCTTGCTCTTTAGCTACCTTTTTGCAATGTTCTATTGCTTCATTTAATGTCATATTCATTATATTTATATCCCATAAGGGATGGTTGGTTACTCTGGTGTCTTCGTTGTGTATTTATCAGATGAAATGTGCAGAAACACATAATCGCCATCACTGGTAGTCTCGTTAATATCACAAGAAACACCTTCTGCTTTGTCAAATACAAGCATTTCACAATCTTTGCCTACGAAGCTAATGTAAGATTGCAAATGCCCTATCAACTCACTTGCTTTCATATTACTATCTATTTATATCCTTTCTTTAATCTTACGCAATAATCAACAGCTTTGATTGCTAACCAAATAGCATGCTTCTGCTTATCGTCAATAAGATTATTTCTAATCTCAAATAGCGTCTTCTTTGCTTCTGTTGCATTCATATTACTTCTATTTATGCCCGAAGGCGTTAATCGTTACAAAACCAGTAAACTCTCCAAAGGAAAGCTATTCCCCAATCTGGATTTGGATTTCTTACTATTGTTGGCAAGGGGAAGAACCAATCTATTTTTCTTGATGATATATACATACTTATAATTGCATTAATTGTTTTATAGCCGCCAAAACAAAACACAAGCCTATAGCAAAAACAAGCAGCCATTCATAAGCAAACCATAAATCTCTGCAAATTTTTATGGCTACATACATAAATGCTATGCCTATAGCTATGAATATTATTGATAATGCTACCAACATACCTACACCTCCATTTCGTTTTTAATACCCAAACCAAAGAGAAAATGTTGAAGTTCATGGACATATTCAAGATAAATCGGTTCCGCTTCTCTAAAACGTAACATACTAATACCAGCTTGCGTAGTTATTTTAATATCTCCCTTTATGAAAGTGACAAAACGTTCATCAAGCGGAAACCACCGATTCTTTCTAAGAATATTTGTAGTGAGTACAACTGGCTTTATATCCTCAACACCAACAAAGCAGTACACCAACCATTCTTTAGGGCAAGATAAGTCAAAGTGATTTCCGTCTCTTGGCTCTTTAACAACCATGATTTTGTTGTGATACATAACAAAATCACCAACTATATATTTCTGTTCCATTCGCTTTACTCTTTAATAATATCAATTATTTTTTGCAATTTCTCTAAGGACAACAAGCCGTAGAAATCGTAACTTTGAAGATAGCCTGATAATCTCTTGCGCTCCAACACCGCTTCCATTTTTTCTATTACTTCTTGTGATGCAATTTCTATACACGTGTGAGAACCACTCTTTTCATCTATCATTCTACCATTCTTTCTACTGAATCTTATGGTACAAACATAAATAGAACGATGTGTAACTCTCTCAACTTTTGCAACAAATATTATTGTATTTCCGTCTTCTTTATTTTTGACAACGACCTTGTCACCAACTTTCAAATCTTTAAGCTCTTTCATTGCTCACCTCCTTTGATAATTAAGTCAAACAATTCATCTGCGTATATCCAACCAGTCAAATGATACGCTTTGACTTGCTCGTTCCACATTTCTTGATAAATGTTACAATCGGTCTTGGACATCATATCGTATAGGTTGTAAAGATTTCTATAACAGCAGTCTATTGAGTATGCAAGAACTCTTCCTCTGCCAATTTGAGGAACTTCGCTAGCAGGGTGACACAAGCTCTTCTGGAATTCATTGATAGCCCACTTAACGCCATCCTTAAATAATTCTGCACCAAACTCTTGACAGAAATGATGCTGGCCATCAACCTCTGTGTCTTCATTATAAGACATTATAGGCAAGTCTTGCTCATACAAGTCTGCTGCTCCTTGTGCAGCTTCTTCTATTTTCTTATCGCCAAAAACCATTTTATTAAGCTTCATAACCATTATTACGTAGTTCATCAATTAAAATCTTAACATCTTCTATAGATTCTCTTGCGAGAGTTCGTAGATGAGTTCTGCGAACTGCTTCAGGGCAAGCGCATCTATTATCATGTTCATAATCTTCCCCTCGTTGTTTTACTTTATCTCTAAACAACTCGGCAGATTTCTCATACAAAAAATCTAATTCTATTTCAGATAATTTCATAATCAAACCTCCTCTTTAAATTCGGACTAACACTACAAGCCTTTATTTCGATTATCGAAAATATGCTCACAAAAAATCTTCTTAAGTACTTTCATATACCTAATCTTTTATATCTTTAATATAGCACCACTTTGTGATGTTGTTTCTCTTTACATAATCTTTCCAATAAACAAAAGAGTAAAGATAATCAGCTTCGTACTTAATACCTCCATCGTCTCCATCATACCATTCCGTAAGAATCCATTCTTCGTAGTTTGGAGCTTCTTTTGCAGAGTACCATTTAGTCATTGTTCACCTCCTTCCTTATCATAAAGTAATCTTCTTCAACTTTATTATGTAAGTAGTATAAAAGTTTTAACTTTGTGAGTTTTTCTAACTTTCTTACTACATATTTTATAGTATTAGGACTTATATAACCGTCAGTCCAACCTCTTTTCAAAAGCCATTTAGTACTCTCCTTGTAGAATAACTTCTTGCATTTTCGTTTATTCATTTTCAATCTCCTTCACATAAAGTTTCGTTAACCTCATCATTGTATGTATGAGTAACCGGATTGTACTCGGAATGGGTTGCATATACCCTACCTTTCCGGTTAGTGAAATAGATAGCAATTCCTTGTTCATAAAACCTGTACACTGTTATACTATCAACAACAAACAATTTCTCGACCTTGAATTTGTCAACAGAATCCGAGATTTGGACTCTTGTACCCTTACCTTTGCAACCTACCAAAATGGCAGCAACGGCTATTATCATAATTACCTTTTTCATATCAACTTCTTTTCTTCTTGACGAATCCGTTATTCATCATAACCTAATATGCTAAAGAACTCATCCATTTTTGGATTTAGATTATTTGCCATTAACATATATGCCGGAACGGAACGACCGATGTTGCACTCTAACTTCAATGCATGTATCATTACTGAAGCTTGTTGGCTTGAAATCTTAACCCTATCCAATCTGGAAAGTATTTCGCTCTGCGAATCTGCATTACGAAACACTTTCTTGATAAGACTTTCTATGTACTTACGCTGCTTGTCCGTCATTGCTCTTATTGTGCTCAAGAGACTCAACCAAAGCCTTCAGACCATTGAAAGTAGCATCCACCAACTCCTTGCTATCGGAAGCATCAAAATACCAATTTCCAATAATCTTGCTATTATTTTCGGCAAACATCGTAATACTCGTATGAGTATTTGAAGACGACATCTGGATAGACTCCTTTGTTCTACCCATGAGGCTAGCAATCTTTGCCAACACCTCTACATAAACATTATTCTTTTCCACTTTCTTCTTACAGTTTTTGTGGTGTGTCTCACCTTTTCAAATTAATAACCTTGTTTCTTAACTACGATGCAAAGATACAAAGAATATCTGAAACATGCAAATTATTTAATGTATTTCTTTTATTATTTAACACTCTATAATAATGTGAACAAATAATTTGCTGACGTTAACAAAAAATCCCCACCACTACATTATTATATATAGTGATGGGGCAAACATTTAAAACAAAATAGCATTATGGATTTCTACAATTACTATCTAGTATTTTCTTTAATTCTCCATCTACATCAAGTACTCCACCTTGCCAATCGGACTGAATATCTAAACTGAACCAACCACCTTCTTTTGTGCGAGCAAACCAAATTTCATTCTCATCATACTCTTTAATAACACAACCAATGAAATAGTCAGTTGTTCCATTCCAGATCCAACTACACACTTCTGAATTAGTCTTGAATGCTTGCTTTACATAATCCGGTGCATAGACATATAAAGCTACATCCTTTATGATTGCCTTATACAACCTAGAGCTACAGACCTTCCCATCATCAAAGAAAGGAACAACCTCACCTATTTTAGGTATACGCTTTATATCTTTCATTTTAAATCAAGTCCTCAACATAAGCCCATTTATAGATGGCGTTGGACTCCGTAAACTTCTTCCACCATTCCTCACCCATGAAATTCAGATGCTTGAAACGCTTGCGAACCTTGGTCAAACCGACAATGCGTCTGTTGTGCTCAGGCAATTCTTCTACCGGATGCCAAGCACTATCCTTTTGGCATTTCATTCCCAACTCCAAGGCTTGTTTGGCTATCTGCCTTGCACCTTGACTAAAGTCTATCTTATCTATCAATAATTCTAAGTCCATAATCAGATTGCTTTTATATTAACTTTGTCATCAAAAAACGCTTCAAGCACTTCCTTGGCTTTAGCATCTGCTTCATCCAAGTCTTTGCACTTGACTACTTGAACACCATAGCCTATAGGGTTACGCAATTCGTAGCATTCTTCAGCCTTTACCAACCGGAGGAAAATATCTCCACCTTTGAAGCGGTACGAATATCCTCCTGTTGCCTCGTTCCATTGTCTAACTATGTTCCTCACCGCCATAATATCTTTGCACTTTTTCCAATGTAGCACTAGCACCCTCAATGTAGGCTGCGATAATGACATTTCTATATAGCTCACTATTTTCCTTATCAATTCCTACCAAGCCTTCTGTTGATTTCAAAGGCTCAATTGTAAATTTATAAGCCTCCTCTACTATCCAGCTAGGAACTCCATTTGAAATCAAATTCTCACAATACTCATTCATAATTTAACCTTTTAAAATTAGTGGATGAGAAGGGATTCAAACCCTTCTTGGTGGCAATACCTCCCCAGTGACCTAGTACACGGAATGTTTAATCAAAAAATCCGCTCCAAGTTTGCGAGGGTCGCATTGCTTTCAGTTGCCAATGCCACTCATCCATTCGTCAGCGACAGATGCGAATTTGAAGACTGTGCACCATTCTCAACCTTGCCCAAGGGTTTCTGCCGCTGACTTATAGGCATTTGCCAATGATTGCCGACAAATTTCAAGTGTTCACATCTTACGATGCGGTATTAGCTATCTCCTTGCCCAAGGGAACAACCATTAGCGATAGGCTATTTGTAGTTATGAAACTTTCAAGTAAAGCCGTGCGACTCCTAAGTTTATCATCCTGCCCCCACGCAAGGCATCACACGGCTTTGACACGTGGGTATTTGGTCGATTATGGAAATCCTACCTTGTTTTTCTTATATCATTCCGCTGCCAACCTGCCGCCCAGTCTACCGGAGCTGCATTACAGCAGTGAAAAGACGTGTTCACATTATATAAGGCAGCTCTGAACTCATCCAATTCTTCTGCCGTGAACGGACAATCCTTGTTTACTCGCCTTGTCATAATTTCACTACTTTATAGCCAAGCCGACTTGCAAGATCAAGGAATGCATTAAAGTCTTCCTGTGCAAGTTCTGTCCCTGATACTACTCCATTCTCCAACGTGAAGTAACGCTTTGTATTGTAAAGCACATCTTCTAAGCAATAAGTTTCTTTCATCCTAATTCTAATCAATAGTAAACAACCTTTCGACTGGTCTCTTTGTTATATTCGGGTTAAGAGAGTTTGTTACTTCCTTTTCCCAAACACATCTGAACTCCTGTGGCATCTTATACTCGCTGATAAAGACCTTATGTCCTCTTCTAGCCATTTCCATGCACCATATATAGAAACTTTCGTAATCGAAGTTCTTTGACACATCATACTTTTTCGCATCTTTGTAAGGTATATCGCTATACACGATACTCCTATCCGGTATCACAAGTTCATCATAACTGCCGCTATAAAACTCGACACCTTTGAGAAGGGGTATATCACGCATTGTGTTTTCTATCTGCTCCCTTATGTAATCCCTTGCCTTTCCGTTCTTGCCGACAACATTATGTCCGCTATAGCCACCATCAAAGAATCGGCCATTAAAACTCGCCATAAAGCCAATTAGTCCGACACCTGCTTCTGTGAAGAAATTATTCTTTCCGTGATAGCAGTCTTTTGCAAAGTTATACAACGTCTTACTAATATGGTTGAAGACAACCCCATCATTCTGAAGATACTTCCACATTTCGATAAGATACCTATTCTTATCGTTGGCAATTCTGCGATACGTGTCCGGAACGTTCTCAATAACGCTACAGCCACCACAGAAAGCATCTACAAACGCATCATGTTCCTTGTCCAGCATAATCGGCAATATTTCATGCACGATTCTAGCCTTACTACCCATGTACTTCATCCTATCAACTTCTTAATCATTTTAACACCTCGCTTACCAAACTTTCGCTCGACAACCTCATTGTAACTAACTCCATCAATGGAACACTCATCAGGATAGCACTCTTCAAGCCAATCTGTGAACTTCAGCAGATTGAAGACTAACTCTTTTCTCGTTAAAAGAAACCGCATATCTATGAATTTTCCAAAGCTTATTCCAAAGATTTTCTGAAACTCATTACCCATCGGCAAGAACTCACTTGGTTCTATTTTCATCAGCTTGCTTTCTTAGATGTCACACCCTCCAGAGAATAATCACTCTTCATAAAGTCACTAATTCCTATGTAAGTTCGCTGCAAATCCTTCTCATCGTCTTTCAAGTCTTCCGTTGCATTGATAGCTGCCTCATTTAATGTCTGTTCGTCAAAGACACCTTTTCTCACCTTATCGAAATAAGAAAGAATTTCTTTGGTCATCAAATGGTCTGCCAGTCTCTCGAAATCCTTATCCATCACTAACGCCATGAAGTCATAGGAGTTTTCAAAAGCAAGTATCGGAGCAAAATCCTTGAACGCTTGCATTAAGTTAACATGCAAATCTTCATACAGCTTACGGATGATATTCTCATAAGTTCCCAAACAGAGGTTGGTGAGATTATACAGGATGATTGCATTCGCATAAACTCCCGATTTTTCACCAATCCCTAAGTTCTGTAATCTTAAAGCAAGCTTATCTCGCAACTTATACAAGTCTCCACTAATCTTGTCATAGAACGTCATTGCGAATTCTTCATTAAAATCTGCATTAGGAACATAAGCGTCATAATACTTAACCACCTTTCGAAGGTTCTTCTTGCAGTCCACCCACTTCTTCTTAACTTCAAACCTAACGCATTTCTTCTTCAGAATACTTTTTTCGATTTTCTGCATAAAGCACTCTGCTAAGACCATTTCGACATATACATACTGCTGAAGATAAGCCCTAGTAACGACCATAACCTTATTCACTTCGGTTTCGGTCATTCCATTCGGAACACTGATAATTATCTTCTTGCCACCTACGTTCAACAAGACTCTTCTGAAACAATTAACACTAGGCATGATGTTTTCTATTAGAATATTCAACAACCTTGTTATAGCACTCTGTCCTTACCAAATCCTCGACCTTATTCAATACGATAACCTCATGGGTATCATTCATATTGACTTGTGGACAGCAAATCTGATAAAAAAACTTTGTTCTGATGGTAAAACCAAAGAATTTGATTTGCTCCTTGAATACCCGACCGGACACCACCTTATCAAGTTTCTTCTTGCCATCGAAGAGATTCAAACTCTCCTCTCTACGATATACAATATCGGTCTTAACCGAAAAAATCTTTCCTAACATAACTATTCCTCCAAATTTCTAAGCGTTTCAAGACTCTCATCATTATCAACATCATAGCCGATATGATATTCATTACCAATTCTAGCACCAACATATACCTCTTCAGCATCCAAGATATATCGGAACATCTGCTCACGAACCTTTATCTGCTCATTATCCAAGCCTAGCTCATCAAAGCACTCTTCCTGCAATAACTTATATGGTTTCGCTCCTATATAGGAAACATAAGCCAGCTTTCCATCCTGACGCAATGGCTTCCACTTCTCCCACCAATGATTGCGGTACTCCAATATACCTATTTCTACTCCATTGGCACACTTATGATTTACAATTCTAACTTTCATTTTCTATCCAGCTTTCGGAAGTCCTTTCTTCCATTAAAATTAATAATCCAATAAACGCCCCATCCCCGAAGGGATGAGAAGTGTAACTCTCACCTCGAAAGGTGGTTGTGCGCCCATCGCCAATGTTATAGGATGGTTTCTTGTCCGCAGCACCGCAGCTTTCGCCACTTTTAACCACGAACCGCAGAGGTCAGAACTTGGACGGACATTCTGACGTGCCTATGCATTCATCCCTAACGTAGCTCCCTATTCCATTCGGGGCTGAGGCTAATCCGCTCCGGACGATTGAATGGATAATCGCTTAAACCTAATCAAAGGCTTCCGGAACTTGAATACTCGAATTCTACCATTTTTCTGCTCTCATAATGTTTTCCTATATTTATCTAACATTACTGAATTAATCTCAGACCAAAAGGTTACAATTACGTCTTCGAAATCAACATTATGTTCCTGTGCTATAAAATTTCCAGCACTGACGAAATCAAAATAGCCTTCAATCGTCTCTTGTGTACCAGTACATGTTCGTGTTATGCCATTCTTGACATACTTAGCCACAAAATAATAGCATTTCTTCATCGCAATAACTCCCTAATAAATTCGTTACGCATCGGCTCAACGATGCTTGTGTACAAACTCTGCTTATCTTCGGGAATGTCATCCGGTGTAATAGAGAACATCAACAAATAAGACATCGGAATCTCCAATACCTTGCATATTGCATCAATCTTACTCTTACGTGGAAACGTTCTTCCAGTCTCCATAAACAACATATTTGTCTCGCTACAACCGATAGCCTTACCAAGTTGTCGTTGGGTCAAGCCCTTGCTTACCCTCATTGTCTTAATCGCCTTTCCTAAATCCATTTAACCTCCTATTTTAATTTTTCAAATCTATTCTTAATTGCTATCATGGCATCCTTGACTCCATCTTTGTACCCAACGGAATATAAAGTGCAATCCTCTTCGCTAGGTTTTCCGGTTTTTGATTTCAGAAACTCTTCTATCTCACGGAAGCCATGCTCCAAGAATCTAAGAAACATAGCGTTCTTCGTGATAGTTGGTCGTAGGACATTTTTAACCCAATCCCATCCATCACCATAACCTAACGTGAAATTTGAATTGCTACAATATTTTACTTTTGGTTCTTCAAGCCATTGTTTTAAAATTTCTTTCTTTGTCATTTCTTTCAGTTTTTGTGGTGTGCCTCACCATTTTAATTAATAACATTTGTTTCTTAATCACGATGCAAAGATACAAAGAAGTATTGTAATATGCAAATAGTTTAATGTGTTTCTTATCACTATTAATATATTTTAATCTTACTATATAGAATCTACTATTTGTTTTGCAGTTTTTTACATTTCGCTCTCTTTCAAATACCCCTGTTGTCTATTACCTTTAACGTGTGTCACACGCTTTGTAGTTTTTGCACCTTGCAGCAATTTCTGTCAGTCTCTTCCCTTGTACTTTCGTAGTGCTACCTTTCTTGCATTTCAAAACATTTCCTATACTTGTATTTTGTATTACCAAGAAATGGACGCAACGAAAACAACTTCTAAAATTCTTATCCATTTGACATTTCCTTTTTAAGTTTCTTTCTTTGAGCCAAGAACATAACAATCTCCTCGAAATCATCGCAATTCAAGAGCATTTGTCCAACCTGCCATTCCGCTGCTTTCTGCTTGGCATCCTCCATGCCCTTTGCTAAGAATGTGATTTTCTTGTCTTGGCTTCGATTTTCTACAGTTACTTCAAGTGTTCCGAATTCAAGCTCGGTAGTCTTCATGCAGAGACCCTCATCAAAGAGCCTCAGCAAATGATTATAAAGGTTGCTCTTTTCCATTTTTCAATCTTTCGTTTTCTTGTTTCAACAAGTCCTCAAACTCCTTGCGCTTTGCTCGCATATTCTCGAACCATTTACTTGGTGTTACAGGACACCCCATAAGCCAATGGTCGAAGTTTGGAATAGGCAAATTGAACTCACTTGCTTCAATAGTATAATCGTACCACTTCAACAACTCTTCTTCGGGAGCTTCCTTGTCTATATCAGTTACAATAGTAGCCATATCGAAAGTTAAATCACCGCAATTGGCTATTCCACCAACTTGGCCACCTATCCAAAATGTCTCCGTATTATCCAATCCGTAAAACTCATGCTTCTCACAGAATGCCTTCAAGTAAGCATTGCAAGCATTCTCGTAATCATTCTTTAATTTCACCTTATTCATATCACATATTCTTAAAAAGTTTCTTAATCTCGCTCTTCTCCACCTTAGGATGGGAGCATATAACAACTTGCGCTCTTGGATTGTGTCTTACCTGCCATTCACAAGTGTTGCAGCCCAAATCACCAACTTTATTAATGGCATTGGTATATCTGCCTTTCTCATCATAGGGGCAATCAGTAACAAAATCCTTTCGTCCCCAGATGTACTCATCTATCTTGTATGAGATAGCATTTGCTTTCTCCTTTTTCTCGTTAATATTTAAAAACATCATATCGTCAATATTTAAAATAAGCATAGCTGACCATCATCAGCGACCTTAACATTACTCTCAGAAAACCAAAGTTCCTTGAATATCCTCTCCATGCAAGCTACGACAATCGAATTTCCAGCAGCCTTTTGAAGACTTGACTTCGACACTCCACTTTCAAGCATCTTGTCTATGTATTCTTCGTCAACGTTCATTAAGCGGAAGAGTTCTCTCGGAGTCAAACGCCTAATGCGCAACCTTGTCTCTCCAAGCACAACCAAGGAGTCCTTGCTCGCAGATGTAATGGTATTGGCTATGTTCTTTCCAAGTTCGACCTTTGAACTATGCTTTTCGCCTTTTATCCACTTCCCCTCAGAACGAGTTCTTATAGCTGCACTCATAGGTTCTTTCCATTCATTCGATACAAATTTCTCTTTACATAGCAAGTCATCACTAAAAAAGTACTTCTCATCCACATTTTCCTCCAAGACATCAACCAAGTGTTTCTCTAGCTTTGTCTTTCTCGGAAAATGATAATCTATCTTATCACCATCGTTTCGTATAGAGAGCATGAATACACGCTTTCTGTTCTGAGGAACACCGCAGTCGGCTGCATTTACCACCTTAGCGAAGTTGATATATCCATATGATTCTAACTCCTTGCGCCACTTGTTAAAGAACCCAATGAACTTTGTTTGAACCAAAGCCTCTACATTCTCCATCAAGAGGTATTTCGGTCTCTTGGTAATGATGGCGTTTCTTGTGAACCAAAGGATAGAGGAACGTGTACTGCTTCCCTCCTCTATTCCTTTCTGCTTTCCGGCTTGCGAAACAGACTGACAAGGTGTTGAATATGTCAGCAAGTCAAAATCAGCAACCTTGCTCCAATCTATCTTTGTCATATCACCGAAATTCTTGCCGGACAGACTAGAAAAGCAAGCATTATGCAAGGCTATTGCACTTGGCTCTATCTCTGACCATCCGATACACTCGTAATCGAAATCAGAATATTTCTTCTTCAGTCGCTCCAAAGCCATCAGTTGAGAGTCATATCCGGCACATAGTTCAAATGTCCGTATCTTCATTTCTCTAAGCTTTTGAATTAACTCTTAACCCTGCCTTAATCTCGGCAGCTATTCTACCTTCGTTTGCCAATCTGTCGCAAAGCACGTTATATTCAACTCCCGAATGGCTCTTCACCTTGCGCCAAGTGATGTGTGCTACATGAGCGGAATGCTTTCTAAACTTCTCCATCAAATCTAAGTTCTTGTGTGCAGAATAAACACCGCTCAAAGTCTTAAGTGCATATTGGCTATCACTATGAACCGTCACAACCGCACCTTGTGGGCAATGACCAACACCACAAATGATTGCCAAAAGCTCCATACGGCTAATTGTCGTGTCTATAGTTCCGTAGTTTCCCTGCTTATACACCTTGCCTTCGTGTAAAATCACATAGGCAGCACCACCAGTGTACTTTCTTCGCTTGGTATCAGTCCGAAGAACCGCAGAACCATCTGTCCACACTTCGTAGCAGTCGTGCATCTTCTCTTCCTTGGTCTTGAACTTGAAACCATGCTTGCGGTAAGTCTGACTTGGATTTTTCAAGGAATTCCATTTCTTGACCAAATCCTCCCATTTCTTAGGGACTTTACCGCTTGGAAGCAACCATCCAACATCATCGAAGCGACCATAAAGCCACTTTAGATTGTCTTTCATAAAACCTGCCATCGAGCAATACATTGCAAACTCTTCATAAGTTGGCTTTGCAACGATTCTGTGCTCATCGCCCTCTGTTTGTCTTCTTTCTCCCATAGCTTCTTTCTTTTGTTTGTTTTCTTCCCTACAAGCAACCATCTACTATGTTATAGCGATATACTATGTATATCACTATAATCTATTACTTGCTCACATATACGCTAGGATATAGTGAAGTGAAGTAATATATGTGTTGCAAAAGGGAAATACTTACATTTTTTGTTTTTTACCCATATAATTTGTAAGATACTCATTACCTTCTATTAAGTCATTTTCTCTTATTCCTTTCTTTGTAAACTTAGTAGTTACACGATGTACATGATTCCAAAGCAAGTGCATAAACTTACGCTCTTCTTTAGCATCATTCATCGTATAAACCTTTCCGAGAGTTTGCCAACCAGACCATTCTCCAGTCTTTACATTGCGCCACGCAAAGAAACGACCTTTCTTTGGATTTTTTGCATACCATTGTTTCGCAGTAACATCATTTAAATGGGGAATAACACATTCAGATACTAATTTACTCTCTCTTACTACACCATCATTCACCATTTGCTTGATGTACCTTGAAACGGTTGACTTAGAACGTCCAATTCGCTTTCCAAACATGCGATGGGTCTGTACCTGTTCCTTCTCCGGTATCTCTACGGAATTTTTATGTGAAGTCTTATAAGTAGCCCTTTGACGAACAAGTACATCGTTTTTTAGAAGAACGAGTCGGAGCATTTTCTTTATCTCCCTTAAAGTATGTGGCTGGTCTTTGTCATATTTCAACTTATATACATTGTCTTCGCTTGTTGCCTTGTAACCATGATAGCAAGATTTCATGTTGTTACGGAATGGCTTGCAAAAAAGCACACCATTCTTTTCGCAATATGAAACAGCCTTAGATTTCAACATCGCATCGAAAACTCTCTTTGCAGTGTTGTACTTGCAATGAAGACATTTCATTAAAGCCTTAATCGGCTTTCCTTTAGTATGTAAAGTTGAAAATTCAAAATGCTCTTTTATAATTACGCTGGCACAGAACACCTCAAAAGCCTCTTCATTCTCCAAGGCTTTAGACAATCTTGCAATTGGTATGTTCAATGTTCTATTCCTCATAATTATAACACTTTTTATTCTAATAAGGACAAAAGAAATCCTTACCCTTCATTCGTCTGACACCGAAATCTAGGTAAGGATTATCGTGATGTGGCTTTCGCCACGGAAAATCTTATTGATTCTTGTAAGCGTGTCAGCACCAACAAAGCACGCTGCAAAGATACTAATTTATTTTCAAACTGCAATGGTTTTAATGTGTTTTTCTATTCTAATTGCGCATTTTTAACACCTAACACAATTTTAGTTACATATATAAAACTGCAAATGCATTAAGCCGCTTGCAATTTTAACATTTTACACTCTAAGGCATTTTCAAGACAAAAAAAAAGCAACCACCATCACTGGCAGCTGCTCCATAAGTTGTTACCTTAAACCAATCTAAAACCTTAATAACTAAAAACCAACCTAATAAAATAACTTTTTCTTATATTTTACCGTGAGAAAGAAAATCATCGTAACCAGCATCAAGGAAACGACCCAAAAGGAAATCATACCGAATTTCCAATAGAACAAGTCCCATCCCTCCAAGTCTTTCTCAATATATTCCTTTTTGGTCTGGGCAATACTCAATTCTCTGTTTAGGCTATCCCTCTGAGCCTTATATATACTCGCTCGCTCTGCTATCTCCTTATAATGAATAAGGCTATCACGAACCTTGGATAGTTCCTTGCTGTCCCTGTATCTAATCTCTATATGAGTAGAATCCTTACCTAGCACCTTACCACTCTCATCTACCCTTGTCTTGACATCATCCTTGATGTAAGTGGAATCCTTAACCTGCTTTTCGGTCTGCTCCCAATGATAAGACAGCAAGCTATCCCGAATAAGCTTGACCCTTTCGTTGACAATTGAGTCCCAATGGGCATAAGTAGTTGTGTCTCGCACCACTTTTTCTACATCTACATATCTTGTCGTCCGGCATCCGTACATCATAAGCATGATGAAGAAACCTACCAATATGGTAACGAGCCAACGCCACCAATCAAATCTAAGCTCCATATCAACCTCCTTTTTGTGTGCAAAGGTACAAATAAAACCAATAGGAACAATTTTTCTGCCCACTCTCTCTTTTTCAAAATTTCAAAAGTGAAGAAAAACCACCACCCAATTAAGGATGATGGTCTTACTAATGCCTTAGTTGAGCCTGTATCTCGTAAGATTACCAAGTGATTATCTTTCCGTTGTTACATACGAGCTTTCCGTATTGTATATTTCCAACTCTTCGAAGCCATCCATGCAGGTTCACACTTTGCTTTGGGTCATTGTTCACAATCGCATTGAGAAAGGCAATTCGTGACACCTTCAACTTATCGAACAACGACCATTGGCCTTGTTTGTATGAATTGATAGCAGCCAAGGTCATGTTACCCATGATACCATCAGCTTTTGTTCCTACGATAGTCTGAATCTTTTGTACGGCTCTGCTTACTCCACTATTATAAGCAAAGTCAACCAAGAGATTAGCCACCGACTGGTTGTTGATTTGGTCAGCTTTACAAGCATCCCAATAGTATTTCTTGAATATGTGATGCCATTGTTCATCGGTTATCTTCTTCAAGTCCGATGCGGTCTTACTAGCACCATAAACTTTACGGAACGTCTCTAGAGTCACGCCTTTCATCGTTGCGCCTCCCCTATCACTCTTTTTGTTAGAATATCCACCCTCGAATGAGAGGATGAATGGTTGTAAAATACTTGAGTCTGCCATAGTCTATTTGTCGTTTATGTTTTGATGTTCGCCACGTTCCCCTATCGTCTTGGTAATGCCAGCCGTGACGAACAAACTAGCTACACTACCAACAAATGCACTTAACCCCATCAAATCGGTCTTGATCGTCCCATAAGTCACCACTTCCCACACTAAGATGAAGCATACAACTAAGAGCATCAAGAAACCTATCAAGGTCACGGACACTAAGAAGAATGCCTTGCTTGAATGTCCGCTATTAACTTGTATGAGTAATTTTAGATACTTAACCATATTTTAATCCTCCCTGTCACGATATATCTCATTTTCTTCCTTTTCAACCAACGTTTCTAAGGATTCTCGCTTTCTTGGTGGGGTTCTAAGTTGGCATCCATCCTTGATGCATCTGTTCCATTGTGCCTCATGCAAGGCAAGCTTCAAATCGTTCTTCTCATCCCTAAGATTGCGTATGGTAATACGATACTGATTGATTTCCTCATACAATTCATCTACTTTACTATTAAGATTAACGACCGACTCGTTGGAACGTTCATAGAGAGCCTTCCACTCATCGGCATATGATGAAATAGTCTTATTCTCTTCCTGTGATGCGAGTGCCGCCTCCTTTCGTTTTCTACTATTATAGTACAGCAACGTGGAGATAACTCCAGATGCGCAAAGAAGATTAATTCCCGTCTGTATTAATTGAATAGTTTCCGCTGTCATTTCCTTATGTTTTTTGTTGCAAAGATAGCTATTTATATATAATAATGTGAAAATAGCCGAGTCAGAAAACTACACAATTAATTTTTGTGCAAATAATCAAATTTTTCTTTAAACTAAGTTATAACACATTAAAATATTTGCTCTATCAATAAAATTTCATTACCTTTGCAAATACAGGTGAGTCACACCATAAAAAACTGAATAAAAATGAAGATAATAGAACAAGATACAATAGACATCATTAAGGCGCACATAAATGAACGACCAAGATACAAGTTGGCACAAAAAATGGGTGTCAGCGTGAAATTCTTGTATAAGATTCTACATGATTGCAATTGTAAAATCGAACATAAAAGACCTGTTCCGAAACCCAACAAGAAGCGTGATGAACAAATTGCAAAGCTTTACACCAACCATTCAGTCAAAGAGATTGCCGAGATTGTAGGGTGTCATCCGTCTACAGTAGGAAAGGCGGCAAAAAGACTAAAGCTTACTCATTCGAATGAAACTATCGAAAGACTTAAAAAGAATAGTTTGGCAAATTTAAAGAAAGCGTATGAGAAAGCAACAATAAGTAAAAGGGTAAAAAGCTGGCAAAGAACCATGCAGATGGAGAAATTCAGAGTTATATCCTGCATTCCGCAACAGACAAGATTCAAATTTGCGGATATGCCTATAAAAGCATATCATGCCAAGTACAATCTCATAACAAAGCATGGATATTTCGCTTTCGAAGGTGAGCCATACACCATAGGTTATGACCGGAATACTCATAGGATGAATGAAGAATACTATAAGAACAAATATGGATTTTCTTTTGAGGAGGATGAAGAATGCCAAGAAGATTAACAAAAGAACAGATAGACTATATTAAAGTCCACATCAATGACTACCCACGAAAGGAAGTAGCCAAGGCTGCTGGTGTTACACTACACACCTTATATAAATATATCACTATTTTAGGTGGCACAAAAATAGACAACAAGTTGAGTAAAGAAACCATCAGCCAAATTTCCGTCATGTACCAAACGATGACAGCAAGGGAAATTTCCGAAGTGTTGAATATTCCTCAATCTACAATATTAGGACAAGTCAGTAAGCTTGGTTTAAAACACAATGTAGAAACGATAAATAGAATTCGCAAAGAGCGTAACAAGTCTTTGAGAAACTATTGGAATAAAGAAAAGTATGCCAATAAAGGCAGAAAGTTGCATATGCAATATAAAATGGACGAACTTAGAGTGTTGTCGGGTAAGCCTCAAGAAACAAGGTTAAGAATAAGAAAACTCTCCCCAAAGGCTTTGAATGCGAAGATGTATTTGCGAAAGTCTTATAACTATTTCTACTCTAAGGGTGAGCCATTTATTCTCTGCTATGACTCCGAGACGAAAAGACATCCGAAAGAGGAATACTATACACGAAAGTTTGGCTTTAAATTTGTGTGCGCTTAGTTTCCGTTTGCAATTCCGTTTGCATTTTTTTGTTTTCTGCAAACGGAATTTGCAAACAAGCCTTTGTTTTTTCGCCCATTCGAAAGTATGATATTACCTCCTATCACCTTAACTACTTGATTATTAGCGAATAAAAGAAAGTTTGATAGAGTTATTAAACCTTTTGCTTATTATTCGTAACTTTGCAGCCGTAACGTTACATAGAGTTAGTTTAATTAAGGTTTAACACAAAAAGATTATTCTTATGGAGACTTCAAAAACTTATGTTTTTAATCCAGAGGGTTCAGGTAACAATGGAGGAATGATGAGCTTGATAGCTCCTTTGCTCCAACAGAGAGGCGTTGACCCAAACGTTCTTCTTGCGATGAAGGGTAATAACGGATTCGGCAATGGTGATGGTTCTTGGTTCATTTGGCTGCTCTTTATCCTTTGCTTCTGTGGTTGGGGCGGTAATGGTTTCGGCTTTGGTGGTCGTGGCAATGGCGCAGGTCTTGCCAATGAAATCAACAATGACTATGGTCGTTCCTTGCTTATGGATGCAATCGGTGGCAATCGTAATGCACTCAGTAATCTCGCTACTCAGCTCAATTGTACTGAAGGACAGATTCAACAAGCAATCTCTGCCTTGACAACCCAAGTTCAGAACGTGGGCAACCAAGTAGGCATGAGCGGAATGCAAACCATCAACGCTCTTCAGCAAGGTAACATGCAGATTGCATCACAACTCGCTGATTGCTGCTGCCGTGTAAATAACAATATTACGGCTATGGACGGAAACGTCAAGTTGGCTATGTGTCAGCAGACTGGCACTTTGCAGAATGCCATCAACAATGTAGCCGTAAGTCAGGAACGAGGCTTTTCTAATGTTGCTTTCGAAACCAAGGGTCAGACATGCGACATTTTGAATGCTATTAAAGATAGTACTCAGACCGTAGTTAATGGCCAACGCCAAGCAGAACTCAGAGATATGCAGGACAAGATAGACCATCTTCGTGAAGAGAATGGAACTTATAAGTCTTCTGCCATGACTTCGCAGATTGTAGGTCAAGCTATGGCACCTGTCAACGCTATGTTGGCTGGCTTGCAAAAAGAGGTAGATGGTATCAAGTGTAAGCTTCCATCAACTGTCACAACCAGCTACAGCCCATTTACTGCTGTTCCAAATTGCGTTGCTTGGCAAACAGGCTTATATGGTCTGAATGGTGTCAACAATGCAAGCTTTTGGGGTTAATTAGGAAAGGAGGCTGCTATGTTATGGATGAGACCTTTTGCATGGGTTAATCGTAACGGCTCGGCAGCTATCGCATCTACAGGCGTGGTGGTGAACACCGAAAATGTTGTTTTCTCGTTCAGAAACCACGCCTTCGTGAATGCTAACTATAGGGGAACTATCTTTGTAAACCTACATCAAGCCATTCCGACAGGTACGACAAATACGCTGCCAATCCTTTTCGAGACCAATGGCGTAACCCAAGCTGTAACTAAGTTCAACGGCAATCCTTTGACGGTAGCCGACATTGCAGGAACTGGAGTTTATCAGTTTTGGTTCGAGCGAGATACTAACACCCTTCAGCTAATGACGGGTATTGTTTAACAATTAACATTACAAAGCTATGTTTCAAGGACTTCGACCTAACAGCATATTCTATGTGCTTGACAAGGGTGAAAACCCAAGTCTTAAAATCGGACAGGTTGTGTCGGTCAGTAACCCACAACCTAAGTTCCCGACATATACTCCTGGGCAATTCAACCCACAACCAATGGAGACTACCGTTGATGTTGTCGTAAAATTGCCGAATGAGCAAATGGAGTTCAAACAACTCCCATCCAACATGCAAATCGCAAACTCAGAGAACCTTGTGGTTTCTGAAAGTCGTGAAGCCATGGATGCGGAAGTTGAGGCTATGTTTCGCCATTCTAAGGAGATTGTGGAAAGCGAGCCATACCACAAGAAGGTTATGGAAGAGTGCGCAAAGATGCGTGCCATCTTGAATCCGCAAATAGCCAAAGACAGACAACAGGAAGAAGACATCAATAACCTCAAAAGCGAGGTCAGCGGAATGAAGGGAACTTTGACCGATATTAAGTCTATGTTGTCAGTGGCTTTGGAAAAAGTTAATACAAAAAAGTAAATCATTATGGGATACATGATAGAAATTACCGAAAACAAGGTAAATGAAATGTCGGAACTTGTAGAGAAGATGCTTAAGTATGGTGGTAAACTCATGCACTGCATTGATGAAATGGGGGATGACAAGTATGGACGAATGGGTCACAGAAGCCCAATGCCGGATTACCGAGACAATTGGGATGATGACGATGATGACCGCTATGGTGAAAGACATGGTGGTCGCAGAGGTGGCGGTTATCGCTATTAGTATTACACTTTGAGGTGGGGAGAAATCTCCACCTCCTTTAAAAGCTTTTATTATGGGAAGATACAAAATACCACTTGACGCATACGATATGAAGCCTGAAGGGATGATTGCATACCTTCGCTACAATGGTTGGCACTTCAATAAAAAGATGTGCGATTGGGCTATTACCTTAATGCGCAAGATAAACGCAACGACTGGTAAGCTCGAAAAAGTTGAACCGACAGAAAAAGATACAGTCGAGGAACTTCTTAAAGTCAACAACGTAAAGTTGGAGAATGCCGACAATTACGATTTCGTTTATGTCGCAAACATGGCTAGAGCCGATTTCTTTAAGTCTTCTTTAAAAGACGAAGCTGCTTTGGCTCAATTCATTAAGGATATGGTGGATGACCCAGACCAAGCGGACGGATTTATTTTCAATAGATTTTATGCCGATTGCAACCATAATGGTATCGGCATTCCATGGGATGATGTATTATGATTAAACAAGAAATTTACTTGGAGAAATACGATTGGAATGTGATTGTATGTCATGTAGCTAATCAAGAAGATGTTGACGAAGCTATGGACTTACTAAGTTCCATTGATTGTAAGGGGCAACCATTATTGGATGCATACGACCACATTTCAACCGATTCTTCAAACAAAGGATTGACATACACAAATGTTTCAAAGAAAACAAGTGTTGTGCTCATTTGCAAGTCTACTTCTGAAGGTGAGTATATAAATAGTCTCACACATGAAATGTTTCATGTAGTAGCACATATATGCAACCATCTGGGAATAGATATGCAAGGCGAAGAACCATGCTATCTTATGGGATGGCTTTGTCAGTCGATATTATAGAAGATTTCCTTATAAGTTTAACTTGGCGGGCAGACCTTGGATTTTTCCATCTGCCCTCCTATAAAATTACAAGAATATGAGTTGTTCGAAAATCAAAAATTACCTTTATGAACGTTTTAATGAGGATTTTAACGTTCTATCTGAGAATGAAAATCGAGTTATCATTACATTTGATGATAATGACTTGTCGTTACTCGTAAACAAGATGGAGAATAAATTATTCATTCTCGTTCCGCTAACTAAGATGCATTCGTTTGAACATCATCCGGATTGGATCTTGGTAGATGGAGAACGCATAAATAGCACTCTATTTTGGAAGGAATGCGGTTGCCAAGTGATAGAATATCAAGGTGATGCCCCTATCATCATCAAACAAGAAGCTATTGCGAGAATTATTAATGATTTCTTTAAAAACAGATAACGATTCAAAATTTGCATTAATTTATTTGCAAGAATATCCGTTTTGTCGTATCTTTGCATTGTTAAAAAGGTGAGACACACCAAAACAACTGTGTTTTATAAACTTCATTTTTTTAGGTAATGACATTAATATAAAGGATAAGCAAAAATATGATAGAAAAAGGATATTTAATCAAGAAAAAAGTACTATTTATTGATTTAGACGATACTATAATCAAGACTATTTCAGGAAACACCTTTCCTACAGATGTAACAGATTTCAAAATCCGCAAAGAGGTTTTGGATAAGATAGTAGAAGCATTCCCTACTCTTTACTATGTGGAAATAGTCTCAAACCAAGGTGGCATACCTCAATTCGTTGATGAACAGGAATTTATCGGAAAGATTAAGGCTATTGAAAGCTTTATGCAAAAATATCTTCGCCATCATACTGGACGCAACATCTTTGTCAACTCCATGTATTGCCCATCAAATGCAGAGATTTGCATGAGAAAGCCAAATACAGGAATGCTTGAGTCGTATTCTTCTTGGAAAAAGAGTGAGCTGCTGATGATAGGTGATGCTAGTGGAAAAGAAGGTGACTTCTCAGACTCCGACAAACAATGTGCGGAGAATTTCGGAATTGAGTACATTGATGTAGAAGACTTCTTGAAAATATGAAAACAATAAAAAAGAGAGGCAATCACTTACCTCTCTTACTCTTAATGAAGTGCAGAATATCCCACTTCTTCCAATATCGGGTGTGCCCACGCTTCTTGCATTCTCCGTTCGGGATGTCACCCCTAGCAACCATACGATTAAGAGTAGCATCAGAAACATGCAGCTTCTCCTTAACTTCCTCGGTGCTCAGCATCGGGTTGAGAGCATACGGCAGATAGTTCTCACAAAGGTCTTCTATCTCA